CAAAATAAGACACAAGATATTATCTCCTAGTCCACAAAGCCCGTCCTTAAGGCATTCTTATAGTGATAGGAATTTCTTATGGACTTGACAAGGTTTAGTACCCTCTCGGCTTATCACTATCTAGTCAACACAAAGAAGGAGTTAGCTATTAAGCCTAACCCCATAGTAATTTCGTATTCGTCTTCTTGTGTTGATATTAGTCTCTTGATCGCTCGACTTCTTCACCTCAATAGGTTTCACTTTAGATAGTGCATACTCAAGTGTACCGAAATAGTCTTTAATAGCTAGTATTAACTGAGGTCTTTCCCTCTCAAGTGTCGGTTCGTTGATTTGTTTACCGTAATACCTCATTTCGGCTAGCACTTCTAGAGTTGTTTCTTCTGTATAGATACTCACTTGCCACACCCCGCTTTGCAATACTGTTTATCTAACTCACTAGCCGTGCCTACCTTGACGTCTCCTGCTATCTCTGCGCTATCCTCAGTAGCCCACATCACAGTCACTACATCTCCTACCTCGTAGTTACCTTCCAATATGAATGTACCTTGATCGTTACCATCGAGAGCAACGTCTACCAGGTGATACTCTCCGTTGACTACATCTACTACCTCGTAAGACGAAGTCATTGGAGTCGGCTTGCTTAGGATGTCTCTCAGGGTAGGCTGCTTAGTTGTTGCCTCTGTAGGTAGTGATGCCATCACTATTGTTCCTATCAAGAAAGGTAACAGGCAGATCGCCATGAACAGGTTTCCGTTGATTTGCTTCCAGCTATCAATTAGGTATCTCATGTTAGTTACCTGCCTTTCCTGCTAGTGCATCTAGTTGAGCCATCACCTTAGCAATCTCTGTTGCTTGTATCGTCATTGCCTTCTCTACAGTTACTTCCTTCTTGCCGAATAGTTTACTCATTATCTTTCTCATTTGTGTTTCCTCCTCAGGATTACTTGATGGCTTAATCATACCAGAGTCATACCGAGGAGTCAACACTTTCGCGGAAACTTTTTTTAGCTCATACCATCGAACAACTGATTGAACACGACAGTTGGGTCTGACTTGTTATTCTTGTTCTCCTTACTCTCATTGAACTTCCTATCGAGGCCGAGTGCTTGCATGTATCGTAAGAATTTTGAGTCATAGTCATTAACAGCTGCAGCCTCATCGACTATCTCGCCTGCTAGTGCTATCTCTCTACGCTCATTAAGGATTAGGTTCATAAGTCCACGATGTAGAATCATGATGTTGAACTCATCAAGGTTGTACTTCTCGATGCCTAGATTCATCATAGCAGAATACAGCATATCCTCCTCTACGGTGAACACGAACTTACTATTAAGTCCATGAACGAGAGCGGCCATTGGGTTTAGATTAGCGAGTGCGGCTTTCCTTCCCTCCTCAGACTTCGGCCCTGTAGAATGTCCACCGTGCATAGCACATCTAGCAGCTCCCTCTACAGGAGGGTTAGAGCAAATCTTCCCTGTGTCAGACCTAACTGCTCCACAGATAATTGTTACCTTCTTGAGCTCGTTCTTAATGTGAGCTGTTACTTTATTCTTCCTCGCGGTGTCATACTGCATGCCATTAATCTCTTGGACTGTCTTATGAGCATCCGTTCTGATCTTGCTTATCAGTCTCTTCTCTGCGTCGGTCTTTCTACCGAGTCCGCCTCCGTTGTCTTTAGCCATCATTTACTCCTCCTTAGTTTGTCTAATTGTCTGTCTCTCCAGAGGATCCACTTGACGTACAGGTATATGTCAGGTCTCATTTGTATTCCCTCCAGCTCTCAAGTTTGTTACAGTAAGTACAACGAGCCCACCTCTTGTGTACACCTCTTTCTCCATTAGAGGTCGTCCATGTGATTATATCTTTGTGCCCTCTGATCCAGCAGATGAGACGTCTCATAGTAGCCACCACAGTAGACCTGCCACTCCAGCAATTAACCCTACTCCTATGAGTGCGTAAACCAAGATCATGCCTACAATAGCAAACCTAAATAACCATTTTAAATCATCCATCAGCCTCTCCTCCTAGTTATGTTAGTTGTGTCTCCAGAGTCCGACAGCTTGTAAGTGATTCTGTGAGCATCGTACTCATAGAGCTTCTCTGTAGTCCACTCCTTGCACTTGTGGCAGATAACTGAGATAGCTATCTCTCCAATGACATGAAGCTCGGGGGATTCTTGTAGGCGGCCTATAGGGGACCCGCAATTACAACACTTGATCATTAGTCTCTCTCCCTTCGAGTATGCTTGTTAGGTAGTCTCTAAATGTTGTGATACTTTCATATGAGACGGAAACTCCGTAGCCTTCGCTCTCACTACCAGTCTTAACTTGAACGAAGTCTCCTAGTGGTTCTGCCTCCAGGAAGTCTAAGGACTCTCCATCGTATATCTTAATAGCCATCTGTTTGCCTCCTCTGTAGTTCCTCCTGGGCTATGCCTAGGTAGGTGTAAATCATCTCGGGGTTGCCTAGTATGATATCTCTCTCTTCTTTCATGTAGAGGAAGAATCCATACTGGTTCCCTTGGTACTTACGAAACAGGTTGCATCTCTTTGATGATCGCTTGTCCATCCAGCCTTTAACTTCAATGTAGGTATTGTATTCGGGTAGGTAAAAGTCAACGAGGTAGCTTTCTTTGTGGGCTTTGTAGTAGTATCTTTTGTGTTCGTACTCGTAGGTTATACCTAATGAGGTGAGTAACTCAGCAAGCTCAACTTCCCAGCTCGATCTAAACAGTTTGTTTTCTGACTCTGAATGGAATCTTAAACCTTCTTTGTAGGCTTTCTTCTTAGGTTTACCTTTAGGGGATTGTCTATCGAGGTGAATCTTTATGAGGGACATACTATTGGGTCAACTCCTTAGGCTATTTATTTAATATCTTAAGGATAGCTAATGTCTTTATGAGGGATACACTAATTAGACTGCCTCTAGTAGGCTAGTTATTTAATATTCTAAAAATATCTAATAACTATATGAGGACGACGCTCTATCGGCTATCTAACTAGCTCACTATCTAGAATCTATTCTGGCGAGAACGACTCTGGCGAGTGTCTCTATAGAGATAGTAGGAACGACCAGACACTTACTTTTAGTACAATCCATCAACCATGCGGGCTCACGGGTTTGACTACGAATATTACAAGTTTGTTACAAATTAAAAGCCCTACCCGGAGGCAGGACTCTTAGATATTCTATTCAGTTCGCTGCCTCGTTCACACTTCATGTGCTCACCTCCTTAGGTACTACTATGGTGTGTCTACTTAGTGAGCTACTTTCTCCAACTCTTCTTGGATTTGAAACATGTTCTTATAGAACTCGCTGTCATCCATTAGGCCACTCTCGTGCATAAACATGATTGACTCTTTAGCTTTCTCTAGCTTGATTTGTTCTTCGCTCTTACCACTGTAAGCATTATATGTATCATTGTCCATCTCAGCCATTACTCGCTTGCCGTCTTCCATGTCTCGTTGGATTAATCTCTTTACGTATGTGCTAAAGTATTGTTGCTTTCCTGCATAGTGAAACATTCCGTACTCCATAGTATCCGCCACGTTAAATGCTACTGATTTTACCTTTTTCATAATAATTTTCCTCCTCAGGGTTTTTGGTTTGCTTTATATGTACTTCATTTGTTATGCTTTAAGGTTTGTCTTATGTTGTTCTCTTGCTGTTGAATTCATCATACTACAGTCATATTCTATTCGTCAACACTTTATGACAAAAAAGTTTACAGAAAAAATAAGCCTACCTAGATAGACTTACTTAGATTACTCCTATTAGCGATCTCATCAGCGTACTTTGTTAGCATCTCCTCTCGACGTTTCTCATTGATTATCTTCCTCTCGTTGTACTCCTTAGTGTACTCCTCGTCCCAAGGACACTCCACACCAGAGTCCATATAGACATGCTTGAGCATCTTCATACTAGCCTTGTACTTGATAGGCTCATGGTCGTGTATAGTCTTTAGATCGAACTGGATATCCTTAGAGAACGGACATGCCATACATCCTGTCCTCTCCATGCCGTACTCTGTGTATGCTCTAGAGAGCTTAACGTTATAGAACTTAATGAACTCCTCCATCATGTCATCTGTCCAGTCAAAGATAGGCATTGAGGTTACGTACTCTTTGTCTCCTAGCTTCTTGATATGGACACAACTTGAGTAGGCAGCAGCTCTCACGCCACCCTCGTTAGCTCTGACTCCAGTGAATGTACCGTACATATCATTCTGTTTAGCGAAGTCTTTGAAGGGCATCTTCTTCATGTAGTGACAACACTTGTTAGCAATCTTGTACTCTAGGTCTGGATGCAGGAGGTGGAAATCCTTCTTAGCTAGGCTGTACATAGTTTTCTTACCAGTCTTCTTTAAGTCTTTCTCTGCCTCTCCAGATATTAACTGACGAGTACGGCTTGTCCCAAGGGGATCGTCTAGGTGTCTCTGATAGGTTCCTAGAGCCTCACTCTTAATCTTAGATCTAATTGGTCTACCGTCTTCTTTCCATATCTTTACTGCAGGCTTACGAGGTTTAACGAGCACGATATTACTATAGTCATACTCTTTAACATGCTCAAGAGTGGCTGTGAGCTCGATGCCTGTGTTGGCGAACACGAAAGGTATGTCTGTAGGGAGTTTTGTCATCTTGATTAGCTCGGCTACTACTGTGGAGTCTTTACCGCCAGAGAAGGACAAGTAGATCTGACCACCCGTCCTCTCGTAGTCTCGCTTTATTCTAAACAGTGCATCTGCTATGCCGAGTTCTAACTCTGGAGAAATGGCTGATGAGTCTGTCTCAGGGGTGAAGTCGAAGCAAAGTTGATTCATATGCTTATCACCTTGTATGTGACTGTCAGTTGTATCTTATTAGGGTCAATGATTGTTCTAAACGTGTAATCACCACTCTCAGGGTCACGTTCGTTCTCGCTAGTCATATATCCTTCCTCGTATACCTGTGAGATGGAGTACCCTAGCTCTCCTATATCGTCCAGGAATTTCCTTAGAGTCTCTCTCGTGCATTCTCCACGGTTAAAGTTGTGTAGTCTACGGAGGAAGGCTCCGTACTTTCTGACAGGCATAGCTTGGTTTTCCTTCCTTAGCCTACTCTCGAGCACGCTCATCTTCATGATAAGTAGTTCGTCAACATACTTAGCCTGCTTTTCAGCTAACTCCCAGTATTTATCTTTGTAGTCCATCTCATTGTCCACCCTTCTTAGAATTCTTTGTGTATTTCTTTACCTCGTTGAGTACGAACAAGCTGAACATCATCAACGGGAACAGCCACATGACATTTCCTAGTAGCTCCATGAAAAAAATCATAACTCCACCTGTGATGAATGTAACTATGAGTACGAGCCATGCTACCAAGAATTGTCCAATCAGTTTTCTCATAAGTGTTGCCTCCTCAGGGTATATCTATATAGGTATATCATACCACAGTCATACCGTTCCTGTCAAGAAATACCTGTGAGGAGGCTGTTGAGAAAGTCACGCTTCACTAATGAGCTTGTTTATTCGTGCTTCTAAGTATTTAACCTTTGCGTCATACTCCTTGTAAGCCCCAGTTCCTTCTCTAAAGTGTTCTCTCATATTTACGTTAAGGATATACTCCTTAGTTAACTCAATTAATTTGTCCATCGTTTACCCTCCTCCATTTGTACGTGAATAGTGATTAGACGCTTTAGTTTACTCTCAGACCAACCCTCGTGTGCTGCCTCGCTAGATATCTTGCTGCGTATATCCTTGCCAGCTAACTGCTTTAGAGCTAAACGCTTTGCCACTCTGTTGATTGATCTAGCCATGAGACCGCCTCCTATTTAGTTAATCCTTTCAGTGTTTTGTAGCAAGCCTTAGCCTCCAAGAGTACGCCGTATTTATATCCGTCTCCTCCGAGTTCTATCCAGTTACCTCCATAGTCACACTCTCGGTGCCACTTGAAGGTAGGGTCTAATGTGTAAGGTAGTTTGTTGCGAACATAAACTATCGTGTAGCTCCTGTCATATACCCCTAGAGATTCCCTCTGTTTACGGTTAAACATCTGTCGTCTACGTGTATGTCTCATTAGTTCTTCACTCCTTTTCCCCAACAGTTATACTTGATAGGTGTATGAAGAAATTCTATCGGTTCATCCTGTCTCTCTTGGTCACCTGTATAGTCGCACCACATATAAGAAAACCATCTAACGTGTACTTGTTTACCTTTAGAGTAAAACCACTCCATAGCTTGTCCCTCCTTAGAATGTTACAATCAGCCAACTCAACAGATATCCTACCGCAAACAGGTAACCTAGGCAGGCGCCAACTTTTAAACTTCCTCTAGCCATTAGACGCTACCTCCATAGTCAAAGAATCGTGAGTCGTCGTGCTTGAACATGATGTGTCCCTCTGAGTCAATCTGTACAGTACAAGGCTTATCCTCAAAGACAGCTCGGTAGGCTGAGTGCCCTAATTTTCCGGTCGCTAGAGGAAGCACGTTAGAAAAGTTATTCCTCTCTAGCTCTCTAACTCCATCGTTAACTAACAAGATGCTTTCCTCGTGAGGTTTTAACTCGTACTCGTACTTTCCACCTTCTAGGAAATCAAATATAGTAGTTTGCTCACTCATCAAGCTTCCCCTCCGATACTCACGAATTGTACTCTCAAGTCCTGTGCTACGTGCTTAGGCTTGCGGTGGAACTGATGAGACAGACGGCTAACTAGTAAACTAGCGAGCGCTCCCTCCATAGATAGCTTGCGAGACTTTAGCTGATAAGCTGTTTCTTTTACCTTACTTGTATACATAGTTTCTCCTCCTTAGTTATGACTCAGGTAATATCGTATCCTATGAGAGATCGACTTGTTGCTCTACGAAACTGATAGGTGTTAGCTGGTGAGGTTTGGCTGTAAGTCCTTCTCGTTTGTTTATCTTGTGCAGTCTAACCTCTTGGTCATTGTTGTGTGATACCACAACAGCCATAACTCCTAAGGATTCTACGTAGGCAATATCATCGTTCTTAAACTCATTAAGCTTCCTGCCCACCTTGGTGAATGCCTGCTCGCGTTTGTACTCGGAGACTTGCTCGGGGGATAGGATCTCCCAGTAGAATTCATCTAACGAGGCAGGGTGCAAGATATCACTATGAGGTTGATTCCATTCGCCCCAGGCTTCATTGTTTTCTACACGGGTAACCTTTGAGACATACTTGCAATCAGTAATCTTACTTGTAAGCCTCACCCAGTCGCCAACTTGAGGAGTGGCTACCTCGGTAAACTTCTGACTCATGAAGTGGTCTATTGATCGGAAACTTCTAGTCCAATTGTTGCTGCCGTTCTTTTCGTATAAGAACTCTCCATCTAGTTTGTACTGGTCAGTTGCCCAGCTTAGTATCTTTCTCTCCATCAATGCTCTAAGTGTTCCCTCTCCAGTGTATACCTTTAATTCGTCCATTAGCTCGTCCTCCTTGGTTTTATCTTAACTGAATCATACCACGGTCATACCGAGAGTGCAATAACTTTTCGAAAATAAATAAAAAAAAGAACTTACCTGAGTAGGCAAGCTCACTTTTTTTTGTCTTTAGCGGAGTGCTTCCATTTCTTGAGATCTTCTACATTAAGAGTGTCCCTTTCTTTTCTCTCAATAAGATCCCGTTGGATTAACCTCTTCATGTATGCTGAGAAGTAAACTCCTTGGTTTATTGCGTGATGATATAACTTGTATTCCGTAGGGTCTGCTAGCTGAAACGCCACAGACTTAACAATTTTAGTTGAATTTTTTTCCTTTTCTTCTTTGTAACTCATAATTATCTCCTCCTAAATAATCACACCTCGGCAATATCTTCCCATATCACCTAATGTCCTCCAGAGTATAAACCTCCGCAGGTAATCCTATCTCGTTGCATATACCCTTTAACTGTTTCCTTCTAAGCTCTGTACTAGTGATCCAGACTACTGTGGGGAAGTACCCTAACTTCCTCGTGATGGCTCCTCGTTTGTACATACCGTAGTATGATTGAGCTTTGATTCTATTCTCGCTCATCTTTTGAAGTCTGTCAACCTCTAGGATTATATTGTAACCATTGTCCTCGTAGAATGTATCGCATATTTGCGCCTCTACAGCGTCACCTATCTTGACCTCATTCTTCCACCGAGACGGCATACCTGTGTATATATACCATTCGTTTCTCATAACAGCATGCATTGCATATTGAGTCTTCCTCAGAGTGCGCTTAGCCTGTGTATATTCTCTCCCAAGCTTACTCAAGTAATACACTGTATCGTATCGTTCTCTGAAGGAGTTCACGTAATCACTCAAGTCACTGAGTATCTGATTTGTATTCCTAACCTTGCCTAACTTGTGCATTCTCTGGAGCTGGCTTCTAGTCAGATAACCAAGTTTCTTCAATGATAACAATATCCTCTCTTCTCTCTGGTTTAACGGCTTCGACCTCACAAGTTTTGGCATGTGGCTTCTCCTTCCTAGTGTTACTCTTTATAGTATGCCTGATTTGCTGCTCGTTTATACGATAAGTCTGCACCAAGTGTGTATTTGTTCCTTGAATGAATATCGCCCTCCCTTTGATATCTGGCAGAGCTTCGGCTCCTTGTTGGTCAAGGATTACTTTAGAGGCTACTGCTGAGCGTACTCTGAAGGACAAGACAGCATCACTATTCTGTTTACACTGCCGAGGTAGTACGTCTCCTGTGGGATACTGAGTGGCTAAGACTAGGTGGAACCCTAAGCCAGCTCCTAGTCTGGCTATCTGACTCATGTATTTCTGGCAGGCAATCTTCATAGCCTTCTCCTCTTTGTCTACTGCCTCGCTAGGGTTAAGCTCTCCGACCTCGTCTATGACGACGAAGTGTTTCTTGTCAGTAACCTTCCTGCGTTTGGATCTAACAAGTTCTTGCTGTGTAGACTTCATCATGTCGTACACACGAGATAGCATCTGTAGAGCCTGGTCTGGCTCGTAGGCGACTCCTGAGACTTGCTTAACAGATTCGTACCCGCCTAGCTCAATTCCTCCTTTGAGGTCTACTAAGGTGAATGTCACGTCTCTTGGTTTGCTCGTAAGTAAACTTACGATTATGCTATTGAGGAGATTAGATTTACCGTAACGTGTGCCGCCTCCTAGTGACATGTGAGGAGTCTTTGCGAAGTCTAGATAGATTGTCTCTCTCTGTTCGTTAACCCCTATAGGGACAGCCCAGTCAGGCCTCTGCTGGGGAGTTAAATCTATAGAGAAAGGTAAGCCGTACTCAAAGTGTAAATCGTACATGACATATCCAGATATAGCGATGCCTGCCAGCGTTGCTCCTAGGGTGAAAAGCATAGTACCAACTCCTTAATTACGTAGTAATATCCCTGCCATCTGGTTCCTGTCCATGTAGCTGCTATCTCTGTAGTTTGAGGTGTCCTACAGTGCTCAATAGTCTGCTGGGGTGGCATTCAATCTGGCAGATACTTTATCATACTCTGGTCATACTAAGGTTATGACTACGTAGGCAAAAAAAAAAATAGCCTCCCTTCTAGGGAAGCTTGTCTATCTGGCAGTCAAACTGGCATAGCTTTTTGGTTAACTCTTTCAGTAATTGCCCTCTCCATATCCCAGTTACGTCTTAGTCTCTTTTGTAAAGCATCTGTGCTTATCCCATTAGAGTTAGCGATTGCTTGTTCTTCTTTGGTGTACAGTTTTACTTTAGGGATACGCTTTTCTTTTGGAGGATTCTTTTTCTTAGGAGAACGCTGCTTCTTAGACACAAACAACTCAGCTCGCTCTCCGTGGTTCCTAATCCATTCCTCGCAGTGATTGGCTGTCAGGGCTCTTTCTAAATGCCAACCTCTTTTGAGTCGTCCGTTAAGCATCTGACGAGATATCCCTCTAGAGTTAGCTAGAGCGAGTTGCTCATCTGTATAAGGCCTACATGTACGGTGTGTACCCTTTGGTCTGCCTCGTTTGGCTACTGGTTTGGTGCTTGCTTCCTCCTTAGTGTATCCTTCTCGAACCCTAGTGAGGTAGGTACTTCGAGTTATACCGTTTTCATATGCGACGTCTATATAAGACGTATGATCGCTAGGCGTCTTCTTGTTGACTGGCTCGGTGGTTGCTCGTTCAAGTGACCAGTTACGCTGATAGTAACGGCTATGGAGTAGGACTCTGGTAATACCAAAAGATGCAGCGAGTTCGAAGTGATGTTCTTCTAGTGGAGCTTGCATTAGCTTTCCTCCTCAATAAGTTTATAAACAAGTTCGACTACTTGGCGTCTGAGTTCATCTCTAGCCCAGTTATTAACTAAGAGAAAATCTTCCTGATAGTCATCCATATATTTCTCAGTATGCGCTTCTAATATCTCCTTAGAGACCGATTCCCCGTTAGCCAACATACGAGCTATCCTTACTTCCTCAGCAGCAAATACTCTGACAACCTTAAAGCCTGCATCCTTTACAGCGGTTAACTCGTTAGGTTGACGTACATCTGTGAAGACATAACTACGAGTACGACCATTACCTTTATCGAGTGCCTGCTCGAACCACAGCTTACTCATGGTAGGTCTAACAAACACCTCTGGGTCTTCTTCCCTCATAGATGTACCATAATCAATATATGCTTGAATCGGCTTGGGAGACCTTGGTACGTCAGGGTTAGCTAAATGGAACATCTCTTTCATTGCGTCTCCAAAGGCTATGCGCTGAATAGGGAATCCTAACTCAGTGAGAATTTCCGCTACCGAGTCTTTGCCTGATCTAGTTTTCCCGATTAGTGCAATCTTGAAAGGTACTTTTCCGAACGATTGTAAACTCATCATAGTCCCATCTCCTCCTTAGCTTCTCTTACAATTTGTTTTAACTCTGACAGGCTAAACCCTGCAACGTATAACCCTCGTTCAGCAATACTCAATTGTTTGTCTAACGAGATTGACTCAAGGTTGCAGTAGTACTTGATAGTCAACTTAATGTGTTCCTTGGCAGCATGCCTGTTAGGTCTGAATGCATCGTTTAGTATTGACAAATTAGTTTTCCTCCTCTACAGATATGACTCTAGTAATATCGCATAGCCTGATTGATCGATCCCAGCCGTGGACTAGGCGGCGACTCTCTGGGTGTAGATACCTATAGAGATTGAACTCTTGGTAGCTTACTCCGTCGGCAAACTGTAGCTCGTGAGTACCTCCGTGGACGGTTTCTACCGTAGCTGTAATCACTTAGCGCCACCTCCGAAGAAAGCCTCGACCCACGGCTCTACAGATACAATCTTATCCTTGATAGCCTCGGCTAACTTGGTGATTTCAAATTGTGCTCCATTGCCGGAACGCTTTTTGTAGAAATCGAGTGCTGCTCGTAAGTTAACTGTTAGTACTAAGTTGCAAGTTGCCGACTGAGGAAGGACTGAGCGAGCGTCCTCTTGGGGGATGCCTTCTTCGATTAACTCATTGTACATACTTTGTATAATCTCCATGTACTTCTTGTATTTCAAGTTAGCTGTTGTCTTAGTTTTCACCTTCTCAGGTACTACATAGTCAAACCCTCCAGATTTACTATCAGAGCTAAACTTTACGTACCGTTGAGATTGGACTGAATAACTGAAGCCTACTCGGTGTCTCGTGAGCTGAGCAAGAAGAGCTCGGGAGACACCCTCTACAGCGAAGTTAAACGTGATCCCTTCTAGTGTACTCGTATGTCCAGACTTTACGATGTGGTTAATCAATCTATTGATATCTTTATCTTTCCCAAAGTATTTCTTTGCTTCTAGGTTTACAATCTCACTAGGTTTGTCTGCGGAGTAACATGTTCGAATAGCTGTCATAGCTAATATTTGACCGTCAGTAGCTCCTGCTTCTCTTAGTAAACCGTCTGTCTCTGTTGATAATTTAAAGTAAAACTCATCTGATAATTGTGTGTGACTAATTAATGTTACTTTCATTTATTCATCCCCCTAAAAGTTCTGTTTTTAAGTTGCTCTTCCATAGTAGCCCACTTACAATTGTCTGGCTCATAGTTGCCATCGTTGTTTATCCTTTCGATGGTTAAATCATCAGAGTAACCATTTGAGTAAGCCCAGTCTCTAAATGATTCAAAACTCATCCACTCCTCACAAATTACAATCCCTCTGCCACCGTACCTATGGTATCTTGGGTTATTAGGGTTCAAACATCTTTGTTTCATATCAGAGTGAGTTTGATAGATTCGTGTTTTCCATCCTCCGTGCTTAATATTTACCTTCATTTCGTTCGACTTACATCCGCAACTCTTAGTCTTACCTTTCTTTAGGTGTTGGTATAGGACTTCTTTGATATTACCACAGTCACATCTTACTACATGATAAGTTCTATCTCTTCTTGTTGTACCTGTTATTGTTAGGTAACCCCACTTCTCACCTATCTTAGTACTTTTCATCAGTAAAGTCTCTCTTGTATTTCTAAAAGCTTCTCAGCCTGCTCAGTCGGTAACTCTAGAGCTAGGCTAATCAGTTCGTTGTCTACCGCATTGACGGCACTCATGATATCCTCTAAGTCATCATCATATCCGTCTCTTGCGTCTGTCCTGTTGATCAACTCTTGTAGCTTCTCGTATACACTCGGAGGTTTATTCTCCATGTAGTCATCCTTTAGTTTTCCCTCTCCAGTAAAAGCTGAGAAGAACTCTCTATTCTCACAAGTATTACAACCGCAGCTATTGCTCATTAGTTAACCTCCTTCTTGAAGATAAGCTGTGTAGGCGTTGTGCAAACTAGATTCCATCCTTGCTGGCTCATATCGTTGAGTGCCTTTGCGTCTATCTCGAAGTCTTTAGTGTGTTTATCCATAAGTGCCATGTGGGTTAACTCCTCAGTTCGATACTCATATTGCTTACTCATTAGTCATCCTCCTCAGGGTGGAAACTAGGCAACTCACCCGTTTATTTTCGGCGTATCCAGTTCATCAAGCCACTGAGTCAGAGTCTAGTCAGTAACTCAGTGGCTTGTCCCTCGTTCCTTAAGTAAATCATACCATGGTCATACCAAGAAGGCAACAACTATTTAGATTTATTTTTCCTCATTAGGAAACATCTCCACCTTTCCGGTCCCACTGCAGCCGTAACATTCATACTCCTTAGAAAACATTGATGTCTTACCAGATCCACTGCAGGCATTACAGTCTCGTAAGAACTCGATAGGCCCTTCCTCAGGGATAACGCTCTTGAAGACTTCACAACTCGCAGTGTCAGCTACCCAGCGTTCTCCTCCGAACTCCTCCTCGGCATAACCACAACGGAACATCGCAACGTCTTTCCCTTTATACCAAACGTCTTTATGACCTTTTAAGTGGGCACAACCTCTACAGTTTCCCATTGTAAACCTCCTCTAATTGTTCTTTTAGTTTTACTACCAATCTAGTTCTAGCTCTCTCGGCTGCACCCTTAGTAATACCTATCTCGCTAGCTGCCTCCTTAGCAGTCCAACCTTTGATGAAACACATCTCAGCAATTTGTCTTTGTTGGTGAGGTAGTTCAGACAGTATCTCGTAGATTCTCTTTACATCTTCGGGGACTTCTTTCTCGTCGATAAAGATCTCCTTCATTTCCTCCTCCATGTCGTAGTTGTCATCTAGCTCCTGCTCGTTCATTCTGAGATCGATAAGGTCTCCATAATGGTAATAGAATACTCTCAGGTGTAACTTGCCAATGATAAGCCCCTGTAGGTCTCCCTCGGTAGGGTCATACTCCAGTAATAACTTTAAGAAGTGGTAAATAATCTCCATGAACAAATCTTCGCGATCCTCTTTAGTCGTACTCGTAGTAATGTCAATCTTGCACTTAGCTCCTCCTCGGTTTTTCGTACGAGTTGGGAATCTGTAGATATAACTAAGCTTGTCCAAGTAGCGGTAAATCAATTTGATTCCTGCCTCGCTAGATCCGTCTTGGTAGGCAAGACATAGAGCTTTGTCTACCTCGGTGTCTCTGTAGAGGTTTGGCTGCTTGGTAGCTAGTTCTTTCTGTAGTAGTTGTGCCTCTGAGAGTGGTAACGTGATAGCTTTAGCCATTATTTAGTCCCCCTAGTTAACTTGATAACTTGGTCAACTGTGATTCCAAACTCGCCAGATGTCTTCTCCAAGTTTTGTGTCTCGTTGTAGAACTCCGTAATTTCTTTATTTCTCTTAGTTTCTTTAACTTTCTTGCGTGCTGCACGAGCCTTCTTGAGAGCGTCGCACTCTATCCAGCCACCGTCTATCTTGCTGTAGTTCACGAGCTTTAACTCGAGAGGGAACTTTGCACAATATAGCTTTCTCTTAATCTTAAAATCACTAGTCATTAATCCTTTTACGTCGATCACCACTGGAGGTCCTTCTCTGTAGTAAACTAGGAAGTCAGCCACATATTTGATCGGCATATGCTTTACTCCGTAGTCGTCTGTGAAGCCACCTTGGAGGATAAAACTCGGCTGTAACTCTATCCGGTCAACCTCACCCATCTCGTGTAGTCGCTTTAAGTGTAGATAGTATTTTCCCTCGAGAGCGGAGTCAAACTGGATTCCGTCTGTCAGGGTCTTCTTTGCGTTATACTTGCTATTGCGTTGTCTCATTAGTTTTCCTCCTCAGTTATATTACTCAGGTCATACCATATACTATAGAGAAGACCAGCCGCCACCCTCGAAAGGTTTGCAAGTGTCTTTATGGAAGCAAGATTTACACTTGAAGCGATCAGTCTGCTTAGGAAAATCATTGTTGGCGTAGGCTAGCGAGATAGCCTCCACGGTGTTTTTTACCTTAGTCATCATCTCAGGCACAGAGAATCTAGCCTTAGGAGCACGCTGTCTTTTGTAGTCGTACTCGTATAGTCCGTCTCCCAAGTGAACTGCTGTCTGGAATTTGTCTATAACAGGATGATAATATCTGAGAAATGCTGGATAGAATTCGGTCTCAATAAGTATTGCCTGTGCGTAAATTGCTAGCTGGAAATCATCGTTTAGGAATTGCTTACTCTTAGGGTTCTTTCCGCTTTTGTAATCCGTGATAACCCAAGTCCACGGAGAATCTATCTCGCCATCTATTCGGTCAATGAACCCTAGAGCTGGTGGTGTTCCTTCGATGAGTACCTGTTTGAACTTCTTCTCCACGAAGAGTGGCTTACTGTTAGCGTACTCTGCGAGGTAATTCTCGATAGCTGTAATACCTTGCTTGTACATTGCTACATAGTCGTCTTTGGAGGTAAAATACCTTTTAGGCACCTTCTCATTATCAAAATAAATTTGATTGAACATCTTAAGGTAATGTCCGTAATCTTTAGTGTATGGTGACTTCTGTAAGTCTTTACCCTGAAATTCGGCTACTGTGTGAATAGCAGAACCTAGTGAGGTATATTTATTGCCTGATCGGTTCTTTAACACGTAGGTTTGATACCATGTTTGCGGGCAGTCGAGAAAGCTGCTGAGCTGGCTATATGAGTAGTACGGTAATGGATATTTCATTTGTCTTCCTCCTTGGTAATACCTGAGTCATATTTATAGTAAGGTGAATACTCTCCGAATGCCTCGGCGTGGGCTTTTCGATACACTTGCTGGGCTTCCTCTTTTGTTTCATACATACCAAGATACCTATATTGTCCGTTTGCTTTTATTTGCGTTTCGTACGGCTTCTTTTTGCAACCACTCTCCTTGTATCCTTTGTATTTAATTGTGTTGGCTATATTTTGCTGTTGTGTACAGACTCTTAGGTTTTCTTTTCTGTTATCAAAAGTGTTACCATTTATGTGATCTACAACGCTACCCCTAGGAGCATTGGCTACCCATCTATGAAGGTAATTATTTTTACCACTCATAGTAAATGATGCATAGAAGTTACCTTCTTTTCCTGATATATATAATCTAGCAGGTATATCTAAATCTTTATCTACCAAGATTTCATAAACATCTCCGTTCTTTCTAGTCACCGTTATTACCTTGGTCATACCTACACCTCCAAAGGTTTAATCTTATTAGCTAACAAGCTCTCATTCTGCTTTTTCCCATCGATCATTACCACCGAGTCTACTACTAGCAAACTCTCAAACTTAGCGTACGTACTCGAGAAGACGACCACCTCACGTTGCCCCTGATAAGTGTCTAGTGAGACAAATGCCATACGATTACCTTTCTTGTCGTTGAAGGCTTTCACCTTAGTAATGATTCCTCCTACTAGAGTTTGTCCTCCCTCGCTGAATTCTTGCCAGTTTCTAAAGTGATATTTCTGTAGAGGATGTGCGCTGATGTAAACACCTAACAAGTCTTTCTCCCAGTTAGCTTTTACTGTATCGTTCCACTCTTGAGACGCTACCTCTTCTAGTTTCTTCTTAGATTCACCTTTGATGACTATATAATCCTCATATATCATCTGACGAGTTAACCCTGGATACAAACTATCAAAGGCTCCTGCGAAGATTAATCCTTTCATGACCTTAGCGTTTAGTGTTCTCTTAGGTATGCGAGATAGGATGTCTTCTAGGGAAACGAATGGATTTAGTTCTCCTCCAAAGTATTGATGCTCGTCGCCGTTCAATTCAGTCATTACTACACTATGTCTAGCTTCAATGATAGCCTGCACAGCTTTATCGCCAACTCCATTAATTACACTGAGTGGGAATGTAATCTTATTGTTATGAGCCGTGAAGATTAACTCTGACTTGTTAATGTCTGGTGGGTTAAAGTCAAACCCGTTAGCCTTGATATCCGCTAATCCTTGAGCTACCTTTTCCTTATCTGCCATCTTCACAGTCATCACAGCAGCCAACCAATGAGCAGGGTAGTATAGTTCTAACCATGCAGACATATAAGTCATTAGAGAATACTCTACAGCATGCGCCTTATTGAATCCGTACCCTGAGTAGGCAATGATTCTGTCCCAGAGCTCATTCATACTCTGCTGACTCTGAGTGGATGTGTGGCCATTAAAGAAGCAATCACTCACAAATTCATCCCTCATAGCCTCTAACTCCTCAACGGATTTCTTACGGAGCGAGTCACCCTTACCGAGCGCCCATCCAGCAAAGACGTTTACGAGGCGCATAACGTGCTCCTGATAAGCTATAACCCCTTTAGTTTCCCCTGTCACTTGAGCCTCGTCAGGGTGGCTGTAAACCTCCTCAGACAGTCCGTTGCGAATATCTATCCACCTCTGTGTATCACCGGAGCCTAGTGCAGCAGGTCTGCCTAGTGAGTTGATTGCTACAATATCCATGATGTTATTAGGTTTAACTCGTTGGCATAAATTCTGCATCATATTAGACCCAAACTGGAACATGTTCTGTGTCTTCCCAGTTGCTATGAGCTCGAATACTTTAGGGTCATCTGGAGTACGCATGATCTCTCTGTAGTCAATATCTATCCCGTACTCCTCTTTGATTGACTTAATAGCCAAACCTACAGTACCAAGAGTCTTTAGTCCTAAGAAGTCGAACTTAACGCCACCCAACTCCTCTAGGTCATCTTTATCCCACTGACAAACTACTGTGTTTTTGTCTAGGTGATCCGGTAGATAAGTCGGAAAGTAGTTTGCTATAGGTTCACTTGCAATGAGAACGCCTCCCGCGTGTTTCCCTAGTTTGTCCATTACTCCCTCGAACTTCTGAGCCATCCAGCTGATCTCGCGAGCAGTTACATAAGCGTCATTATCTTTCTGTTTAAACTTCTCTGTAGACTTATCCATGAATTCAACCAGAGCTGGATTAAGCTTTCTAGCCTTCTCAATAGTCATCTTAGGAGCATCATCTACTATCTCTGTAATCATTTTAGATTCCTTGAAAGGTATGTCGTAAACTTGGCAAGCATTCTTGAAAGCTAACTTAGCAGTCATTCTGCCGTAGTTTGTTACCTGACATACTTTATCTGAGTCGTATTTACCTCTAAGGTAATCAAGTAGCTCTCCTCGTCTAGCACTCTCGCAGTCTAAATCTACATCTGGCATCTTGAATCTAGTGATATCTAAGAATCTCTCAAAGTAAAGTTCGTATTTGATGGAGTCTATCTCGGTGATATCTAAGCAGTACGCAACCACGGAGCCACCTACAGAACCACGAGGGTTAACGATAATTCCCTTCTCTTTGCACCACTTGATAGCATCAGCAACTACGAGAAAGTAATCTACATAGCCTTTCTCACGTATTACATCTAGTTCAAATTTGATACGCTCTACAACCTCTTTAGTCACTGGCTTATACTTTCTCATCATCCCTTCTTTAACCATTTCACCAATAAGCTTATTTTTGTCGTCATACCCTTTTGGTAATTCAAACTCCGGCAGCAAATCCTTTTCCTTCTTGAGATCGAAGTCTACACGGTCAACGATCACCCCTGTGTTGTTTATCGCTGTGATGATTGTCTCTCTGTCAAACCCCTGAGACACAAACTCCTCGAGGATTAACTCCCCAGGTTTCATCCAATAGTGCTCTTCACATGGATACGCTGGCTCATCAGGGTGCTTTAACTTCTTAGCCCACCCTAGAGCTAGGACTCCTTGGTGTGCTAGGTAGTCCTCTTGTTTCGCATAGTGTACGTCTCCGGTGGCTACTAACGGGACGCCAGTTCTTTCTGCTAGAAAGACTAAATCTTTATTGACTAATTGCTGCTCGGGGATCGGAGTAGGCTGTATTTCTAAGTAGAATCTGTCTCCGAAGATACGCTTGTATCTCTCTAGTAGCCTCACTGGGCTTTCGTCTTTGTTGATAATCGCCTTAGGTATCACCCCGCTTAGGCAACTACTCGTAGCAATGATTCCCTCGGAGTATTTCTCCATCATAGCCCAGTCGAATCGAGGTCTATTGTGGAAGTGGGTGTATGCTTCCGAGCTAAGGCGCATGAGGTTCTTCCAGCCTGTCTCGTTGATTGCTATGAGTAACTGGTGGTAGTTCGTTTTACTCTCGGGATCGTTTACGTCCTCTGTTAAGTATCCCTCCATAGCAGCTATCGGTTTCACACCTTGCTTGCGACACTCTCTGTATAACTCTGGGATAGCATGTAAAACTCCATGGTCACTGATAGCGATTGCTCGCTGGCCTAACCGTTTAGCTTCACTAACGAGATCGGACACCTTGGAAAGTGCGTCTCGCTTAGAAGCACAACTGTGAGTGTGTATCTGATTGAAATCTAATACTGTAAGTTCGTCCGTCATGGTTATTCCCCCTTTTGTTTCCTTATTAATATATTACCATGGTCATACCAGAAAGTAAACACTTTTAGGCAAAAAAAAGAAGACTACATTAGCCTCCGTTCAATACCTGTCTGTTCTAGGATAAACTCTATCTCGTCGTCATAAAATCCATTCCACTTCTTAGCATTCATTTGCCTTAGTAAAGGTAGTATTAAATCTGCAGGTGCATTTTTTGTATCTTTTGTATACCCGAAAATACCTACAGAGAAAGAATCGTTACATAGGTTAACATATTGATTGCCATACCTTAAGTGCCAAGTACTTTCCTTAGAGTTACGATCACGCCAGTATGTGCAATTCTTGCCTTCGAAGTATTTAAAATACCATTCGTTGTCCTTGCGATTACCTATTGGCGGGCCATTATAACCATGTGAGAACAAGTATGAATTTTCACCTTGGTATTCTTCGTATATATCTCCATTAGTGATATAATACCGCCACGGTACAGTATTCCATTTCTCTGCTATCCAATTGCAGTTTATAACTTCTATATTATCTAACTCTGTAGCCACTTCATCTAAAGCTGAATTAGTATAGAAAGGTCTTTCGTTGTTTAGTTGGAAACGGACGAAATAGTCATACTTTACAATCATTCTCTGGTGATATCCTTTGATTAAGTTATTTTGAATTCTAGGATCGTAACGATTAAAAACACTAGTCTCCGGTAAGTAATATCGCTGCATTGTCATCCCCCTCCTTAGTCACACCATGGTAATACCAATTAGTTTAATAAATAGCTACCAATATCAACGATCCATTTTTCATCGTCTAGATAGGTAACTCTGTGCTCAATTTCCTCATGAGTTAGTAGCTCTACAATCTGATCTTTAATGTCATCCTCCACAGTTGCGGACTCATAGTTAATTAAATATTGTACCTGTGCAGCAATCCTGCTTAGCCTACTCATCAGCCTTTCCCTCCTTAGCATAACCTCTCAAGAATTGCATCTGGTGGTATCCCATCACAGTTTGGACTCCGTTGATTAACACGACAGATACCTTGTGAGCTGGAACATCCTCGAGGATCTCGATAGTTAACTCCTGGGTAGTGAACTTGTCCATTAGTTACCCTCCTCAACTATATCTAGTAACATCTCATAAGCCTCTATACTTCCTAGAACATACCCTTTCATGAACTCCGTATCGGCTCCTGCCTCCATGTCTTTTAATTTCTCAATCTGTTCCTCAATTATTTCTCTCATCAGTTGCCTCCTCCGTTCGCTTCTAGTAAGATTAATGTGTGCTCGTAAGCATTAATCTTACCTTGGTAATACTGACGAGTAGCATTATCTACAGGTAAAGCTAATTTCTTCTCGTACTTGTCTATTAGGTTAATTAGTTTTTGTCTCATTAGTTTCTTCCTCCTTAGTTATTACTGCTGTAGCTTTGTACCAGTCTTTTAATTTATACTTACTAATTGTTTTATCTTGACCGGTATATTTACGGATAGCATTTCCATTAGTCCAAACTGTTAGAATTATTTCCTTTCTCAATCGTTCCACGCTCCTATAGAGTTAAACTCTGGGTCTTGTATCTGCCTAGCTCCTGCTATTCCGTGACACCTAACGAGCTGGCTAAAGTGTTTTGTAAATCTAGGCATTGCGAAGTAGTTCATGTAGCGACGGATCGTTCTTTTGTGGCACCCTAAGTGTTCGGCTATCTGGGTAGTGCTAAGGCCTTCACAGTAGTACAAGGCTGCTAAGACGTGTGGATTCTTGTAGGAGAAAGAGAACTTGTCCGCTTCGTCTATTCGGTTATGTCTATTGAGCACCGACTCTATGATTATTGTATTCTTCATGAGCTACTCTCCTTTGTACATACTTGACATTCTGTTTAGAATGAACTCCTTAGGTACACCTAGCTCTCGTAGTCTATTAATAACCGCATTTAGGTTTTCACTTGCGATTTTTATCTCATCAGCTTTACTATGTGGAAAACGAATAACATCTTTTTTACTCATTAATATTCCTCCTTAGCAACTCTCATATGGATTTGGCTCTTCGATAATGTATCCATCGTTAGGCACATCATTTACTCGGTGCTCAACCTCGATGATTAACTCTGATAGCTCGTCCTCTGTGATGTCGTATTCCTCTAGGAGAACGCTGAAGATATGATCTGAGTCATAACCTTCGTAGTGTAACTCTTCAGCTTTGTCTTTGATAGCCTCGTGCTCGTGGTTGATTCTCATGAGATGGTAGCCTCCTTAAGTTTTTCTCCGAAGAATCCTTTACGGTCAGCATGTTTCTCGCAAGCTAACACCTCGATTAGCCCATCATTCATAGTAAGAACTGTACCTACATGAGTTGCTTCCTCTGTGCAATCTTTATTACCTTCTACAGCTTGACACTTCATAGTATTACCTCCGTATGATTTATTAGTTTAATATTACCATGGTATGACCAAAGAGTAAAGCTTTAATCGCCAAAATCAAAACTTAATTGTTCTAAATAGTACGGTGAATATTCTTTAAAGTATTTTACATTAGCTTGCTTGTATGCTTCGCTAGCTTCTTTCTCCGTGTCGTAGTATCCAATGTGTATTACTTTATAATCAACCGTTATTCTTGCGTGCCATTTCTCTTTATACTTGTGCCAATAAAAACCTTTATCTCTCACATTCCTATTGTTTTCTGCTTTGGTGACAATTCTTAGGTTGACTCTTTTGTTGTTCATTTTGTTCCCATCAATGTGGTCCGTTAATTTACCCATAGGTGTGTCCATGATGTGACTATGAAGAAATTTTCTTTTGTGTATAGCATACCCACTAGAGAGCGCTAATTTCTTGTACCTGTATTCATCGAATATATCCTCATCAACTTCGGTATAACAATGGGTTTCATTCTTGTAATAGACAGGTAATTTAAATGTCATTTCTCTAAGTCCCTCCCTCGTTTATCGTACCATTCATACACAGTCATTGGGTTGTTATATAAGCCAATCAGAATTTCTTCGCTGCACTCATCAGCATCTTTCCCATCAGGAAAATCAATTACGTATACTTCAAATTTCCACATAGCTTTCTTTATAGCCTTACGTATCCCATTTCTTCCCGGTTTATCTCCATCGAATGCTAGATAGATAGTCGTTACTCCAGCCTTGAAGAGCTGCTCTATATGCTCGTCTGTGAAGAAAAGTCCCACAGGGCAACAAGCGTTTTTAATACCTGAGTCATACCATCTAGCGACATCGAAGATACCTTCCGAAATAATGACCGTATTATTAGCCTCCCTAACATACTCTAGGTTTCGTCCTAACCCTGTTAGAAAGAAACCCGTATTCAGAGAGCGCGGTCTGTGGAAGAATTTACTCTCCTGAGTATCCTTTGTAGCCCTTCCAGTGGCTCCTACTTGCCTTCCATCGACATCCTCCATAGGAATGTATATCCTATCCTCTAAGTCGCCTCCTGTGCAAAGCTGGAAGCCGAAATGAGCTATCGTCTCTGGAGAGTAATTGCGGTACTCTGAGATAGGCTCGAAAGTCATACCCTTAGGAGTCCACTCTGGTAGTTCCTTCTTGTTAGCTCGTTTCATCATCTGCTCGATAAACTTCTTAGCTTCGTCTCGGAAGTAATTCTCGTCGATTTCTTCCGTAGACCAGTCTGTGTTGGTTATGCCTTGGAGGTTAGCTAGCCAGATAACAGCTTGTTTGAATCCTACCTCGTTAACACCCATGATTACATCGAAGATATCTCCTCCTGCCTGGCAACCTGTATGGCAATACCAAATCCCTGAGTGTTTGTTTATGGAGAACGCTGTAGGGCAATCTCCTCCGTGTACTTCGCAGCAAGCTTTATACTCTGAGCCAGCTGACTTAATATTGCTGAAGTTTAACTCCTCGAGAACGGCTCGTACGTCCATACTCTTAGTTATTTTCTCTACGATGCTCACTAGTTAATCAACCCCAATACTATCAGTGCTACTAGCCACCCAGCCATTAATCCCATTATGAACCCTATATTGTATATTACTAATTCGTCTCGACTCACCAGCTATTCCCCCTTGCGTTTTCCTAATCCCCAGAGTACCAATATAGGACCCCAGAAGAAAATTATGACTAAGGTAATACCGAGTTGCCAACCTAACGTGTTAATTCCTTGTTCGTCTAACTGTCTGTCTATCTCACCAGATAACTTGCAGAGTAAAGCCCAGAGAGCGCCGACTAGTAGGTTAAATCATGAATACTGTCATTATTTAACCTCCCTCATAGTTTGCTTCCATGTGTTCGTAGTGCAGTCTACAGGAGTCCAATCGAGTGGTTTTCCTGTGCGTTGAACGTGAATCTTGAACTGATGAGACGCACCTGTGATAGCTCGCTCTTCCTCTGTAGACCATCTTAGGAAGCATACTCTATTTGCTAGTTGTAATATTCTATCTGATCCACTGATATCACTATCATCTAAGTCCACCTTGTTGACTCCTCCTCGGTTTAGCTGAACAGCGGCTATAATAGGTATCTTCAATATTCCAGCTGTATCCTTGAGTGTACTAGTGAGATACCCTAATGCTTGATACTCTTTTACTCCTAAGTTAGGATCTGAGCTAGGTAGTTTTATATAATCAAACACTAGTAGTTGTATGCCGTGCTCAACCTGGTACTTACGAGCTAGAGCATTTATATTCTCTGGAGTAAAGTTAGGCATGTAAACATGGTAGAACTCTGATTCCTTAAGTAGTTTATTAGCGGCCTGTACAGCGGCTATCTTATCTTTAGCTTTACCATTCCAAGTGTCTCTTCCGAATTGACCATTCTCTATTTCCTCGTGGTCAACTCCTGAGATTAAACTTAGAATCCTATCTTCCTGCTCATCGTCAGTTAACTCTGTGTTTATATACAATACAGGTATTTTTTCCTGAACAGATATCTTCTCAGTCCAATTCATAAGAGTCGTTGACTTTCCAACTTTACCGCGCGCCCCGATAACCGTAAGCTCTCCAGGCACAAGACCACGAGCTGCCAAATCAAAAGCTTTCCATCCAGTTTTTAAGCCTAATACGTCTTTAGGGTTTAACAGTCTCTGCTTGAGTCGGTCTGCTGCTGCATCTCCTAGTTTGGTTACCCCTGTAGCAACCTGGTACTCTATACTGATATCTCGGAAGTCACTCTCCACAGCACTAATCACAGAGTTTACATCTGAGTCAGCATCCTTTTCCATTCGAGACATAACCTTTTGAGCTTTCTCATAAATTGACCTGCGAGCTGCAGCTTGCTTGATGTTATCAATGAACATCTGAGTGTTACCTACGTAGGGTGTCAACTTAGCGGATTCTATATAGGTTAATCCACCCATCTCCTCGATAGCCTTGTTAGCTTTCTCATCAGTAAACACTTGAGTTATACTAATTGGGTCTGGCTCGTTTCCTTGCTCTATGAGGTAGGACATAGCCATATAGATATACTTGTGAGCATCTACTGCAAAGTGTTCTGGCTTGAGACCTGAACCACTAGCTAGGATAAGCTGATCAGGTTTATTTAAACAGATCCCTATCAGTGCCCTCTCCGAACCAGCTCGGTGAATCCTTTCCTTGGTAGTTATTTTTTGAGTCGTACTCACGTGCTCGCTCCCCCTTTTGCGCTTCTGTACGTTTGTATATCTTCATGTATCGCCTCACTCTCAGCAGTAAAGCGTTATCGTAATCTCCATCGGTAAATATCTCTGTGTTGTCTTCTAAGAAGGATAGCTCCTCAGCTGTCCACCCTTCAGCAGACAGCCAAGCAACCACATGAGGAGGAATCTTAGAAGTTGATGTCTGCGAGTTCCTCATCAGATAACGCTCCCTCTTTAGATGTAATCACTGTAGTAACTCCGTCCTCGTCTGGGATACTAACCTCTACAGTTGTACCGTGTGTAACTTCCTCTTGTGCTGGTGTCTCTGGAGCTTGTCCTACATTATTTACCTCGCTCCATAGGCCACCTTGAGCGATGAATAAGCACTGCTCAGGAGTTAGATTCTCTCCACCTTTTAACTCTGCACGGTCGATCTTTTTCTTTTCGTAATCTTCAATCTCTTTAGCCGTTCTAGGAGTGTTACTACGAGCTGGTGTCACTGAATACTTAGTATCACTCCATCCAGTACCCTCTCGAGTGATTGTCACATCGTATTCTCGTAAGTCACCGTACTCCTCATCAGCATGTAGTTTCTTTAACTCTTCGAATACTCCTGGGCCTGCATCTAACAGTTTTAATTGTCCGTCAGCACGATCAATTACGTGAATGATATATTTGCTCTTTAGCTTGCCATAAGGTTGTTTAGCGTATCCTGCTTTCGTGTGCTTCTTGCGAGCATCACTCCCCTTAGCTAACCCTTTAGCGTCTGCGTCTTTGAAGACTTTATCCATAAAATCGTAATTGGCTTTCTCTAGCAAGTCTTTTCCTTTACCCTTGTAAGGAATGAATGTGCCATTTCCGTTACCACTCTTAGCGCCGTTTCCTAGTGGAGCCCAGTATCCTTGATAGAAGTAAGGAGCTTCGTCCATGATTCGTATTTTAGTTTTACCTTCTGGAGTTGCTAAGAAGTCTAACTTGTCCTCTTGTTGAGCTGGCGCCTGTGTAGTTACTTCCTCTGTAGTTCCAATTGAATCCCATCCATTTTGATTAGCCATTAATAATTACCCCTTTTCTCTTTTAATTTGGTAGACTTGACTGGCTGGTAAAAAAAATAGAGAACCTAACAGCTTCGCCACCGAGGTTACTCGGCTGTGGGTCTTTCGGGGTTACTGGTTTGTTCTCTGCCTACTGTTAACCCTTTTTCAGCTTGGTATGACCTGAGTCATAACTTATAGCGTTCTAAAAGCCAGTAGCTCGCCCTAACTGGCTTATCTCTATAATACTACGGTCATACCGTAGAGTCAACACTTTTTATAAAATTAGTTCTAACGTTTTAGTAAGCTGAATAGTGACTACATATTTCCCCTCGACAGTGTCACCTTCAATGTTGATTTTGTAGCCCTGTGCACCCATATCCCTACTGAGCTCGATCTCTTCCTCTAGAGACATTTCCTCGCTTGTCTTGAATCCGAGAGAACTAATCAGGTTTGCTATCTCCGTGTTTACTTTCTCGTCAAACCTCTCTAATTTTTCCTCCATAGGAAAACCTCCCCTTTTGTGCTGGTAATGAATACCTTGGTAATATCTTATAACATTTGGTAATACTAGTCAACTAGTTTATTTAACTTACTAGAGTCATACCTTGATAGGAACAACTGTTCTCATTATACACTGGAAAGTTTCTCCTGTAAACATAGAAAAAGGAGACAGCTCGTTAGCCATCTCCTTAGGTGTTACTGTGCGAAAACTGTGATGATATCTGTTAGGATCTTCATTATAGAATCAACCTGCTCAGGGGCAAGAGCGCCTCCTAGGAGAACGCCTACCACTGGAACTAATACGTATGCTAGTTTAATAGCTTTCTTCTTTTCCATCACCTATCATATCCTCTCATTTAGATTGGGTCTGCCTCGCAAGGACTTACGAATTATTTAACTGTGTGGTGCCAGTTTTGTCTGTTGAGGAAACCTACTATAGCATTCACTTGAGTGTCACTAGCAGGCTCTGTTACAGGGTACACATAGCCATCACTACGTAGGTTAAGTGTTGCAGTTACATGAACGGAGTTACAAGCTTGTACGAATAGCTGTAAGTTTTCGCCACCGAGAGCGCCTACCTCGATAATATTTTGTTTCTTAGGGGGAGTTAGTGGTTGTGGTGCTGATGAGTTGCCTTCGCTAGTCTCCTGTCCGAAGTAAGCGAAGATAACTGCTGAGGTAATTGCATTGACATTCCATTTAGCCATGTCTGCGTCGTTGTCTATGAAGCCTGCCTCGACTAGATACATCGGACAGTTACTTGAGCGGATAACTCCTAGGTCTGGTCTAATCTTAGCTCCTCGGTCTTTCCAACCAGTACGCTTAGCAATCTCTGCTGAGATACGTGCTGCCATAGCTTTTTCTGACTCGGAGTAACAAAGCACTTCTACCCCGTGGCCTTCCCCGTCAGATGCATTTAAGTGCCAGGCAAAGCCTACGTCGTTTGGTCTGTCGTTGATATTTCTAACTTGGTTACCTACGATGGCATTAATCGTACGGCCTACCTCGTCGGTGTCATTCTCTACAGAATGACCTAAAGCTCGTAGTTTGTTAATGAAATCACTATTGAGATCTCTATCCATTAGATGTTCTTTGCGTCCTCCATAGTTAGCTCCATTGATATTTGAGTTGTGTCCTCCGTGACTAGATACTCTCATTAATTATCATCCTTTCCTATTGGTTGTGGTCTTCCAGTTTCGTCTAGCGAGTACTCCTCTCGAGTTACCCACTTGGTTCCCATAAAACGAGGGTAGAACTCCCCGTCAGGTGGCTTCTTAAAAGTGCACTGGAGAGGAAGAAGAGGGGTTTCCTCTCCAGTTTCCTCGTTGTAGACGTTCTCTAGGGGAATTGACTCGGTGAATCTTCCTTCTTCGTCGTAGCAATATCCGCATCGTACAACCATTATGATTCCTCCTTAGTCAGCTAAATAAGTCAATGTGATGTAGTAGTCCTTGTTTTGTGGGCTTGTTACGGCTTGCTCTATAAATATATTTCCATTTGTAGCAATAACAAGACGAGCTGGTGTATTGTCTGTTGATGTAATTATTTTCTGTACAGGAACTGTCGGTCTCCAGTTGGCAGGTATATTAGCTAATATAGTACTTGCAGCAGACGTTCTTCTTATAGCTACCCTAAACATAACTGTGTTACCTTTTCGTATCGCAACTGGCGGTAGGCCTACCCCATCTACGTTAGATGCATCAGCCGTTAAAGTTAAGTCTGATTGTCCATCTTTAGAGGTAGCAAGATCCTTGACAGTCAACTTTCCAGTAGCTCCATCAAGCCTAAGTTGATTACCAAAGTCTGCTGTACCAGTTTCGTCTACAGGAGCAATAGCGTAGAAGTTACTTGCAGTGTTAACTGTGTGGCGGAAGCCTTTAGAATACACTGTCCCGTTATACGGTCTCTGGTCGTATGTCCCACCAGTACCTCGGAAGGTAAATGTTCCATCGTTGTACATGCTACCTGTCATAGTGTCTCCTGCTTTGCTAACCTTCCCAGCAATAACAGTATCCTGACTCGTGTTAACCCCCTCGATAGCAGTCAACCTATTATTCTGTGTAGTGTTGATACCTTCAACGGCTGTTAATCGTCCGTCTTGTGTAGTATTAAGAGTCTCGATGTTTGTCAATCTAGTATTCTGAGTAGTGTTTAGAGTCTCGATAGCCGTCATACGAGTGTCCTGTGTAGTATCGTAATTCTCTAGAGCTGTAAGTCTGTTATCCTGTGCAGTGTTCTTTGTGTCGTTGGCTGTCTTGGCTGTCTCTAGAGCCGTTACTCGTGTGTTCATTCCTGTTTGGTTACTGTTCACTGTAGTAGTTAGCGAGGAGATCGCTGAAGTGTTTGAAGCAATGAGGGAATCCTGTGAGGCGCTCTTTGTATCATTGTCATCTAGGCGTACTTCGTGGCCACCTACAGAGGACTCAAGAGCATCTATGTCGGAAATGATTACTGAGTTGGCACCCTCGAGAGTAGCTATCTTAGTATCCTGACTCGTGTTCTTCGTTTCAATTGCATCTAAACGAGTGTCTTGTTGAGTACTCTTTGTCTCAACGGCCGTCATCTTAGTGTTAAGCGTACTGATTGAGCCTGCTGTACTTGTGTTAACTGTATCTTGAGCAGTTTTGTTAGCAGTCACCGTAGCAGATAGCGCACTAGCTCCACTCTCTAGATCTGTCAATCGAGTATCCTGCGCAGTATTCTTAGTTTTGATAGCTGCAATATCAGTATCCTGCGTAGTGTTAACTGTCTCAATAGCAGTTAAGCGAGTGTCCTGCTGAGTATTCTTTGTCTCAATAGCAGTCATACGAGTATTATCGGCTCCCTGAGAAGTTTCTAAGTTAGCAATCTTTGTATCTTGCGAAGCCTGACTCGTTTGGAGTGTACCAATAGCTGACGTGTTGCTAGCTATACTAGTGTCCTGCGTAGTATTCTTAGCCTTGATAACTGTAATATCTGTGTCTTGAACTCCTTGGCTTGTCTCAAGAGCAGTCAAGCGAGAATCTTGTGTAGTATTCTTCGTATCGTTAGCTGCTTTAGCTGTCTCCAAGTCTGACAAGCGAGTGTTCTGAGAAGTGTTAACTGTTTTGATTGATGTTATATCAGTGTCTTGCGTGCTTTGACTTGTCTCAAGAGCAGTCAACCTAGAGTCTTGCGCTGTGTTCTTTGTGTCGTTGGCTGTCTTGGCTGTCTCCAGAGCACCCAATCGAGAATCTTGTGCTGTATTAACTCCTTTGATGGCTGTGATGTCTGTTTGGATAGTAGTGATAACAGAGGTAGCTGTCTCTAGAGATGTTAATCGATTATCCTGTGTAGTATTCTTCGTCTCGATAGCTGTCAATCTATTATCTTGCGTAGTCTGTCCTGTCTCGATAGTAGCCATGCGTGCGTCCTGTGCAGTGTTAACTCCCTCCACAGCCGTCACACGAGCCGCTAAAGCTGTGTAGTTCGTCTCTAGTGTAGTTACCCTAGGAGTCAATGCACCGATGTCTACCTGAGCATCCTGTGCAGCCTGCTTAGAGTCAATCAACGCCTGTAAGTCTACTGCTGATAGTAACGTCCAAGTCTCTTTGATGTTGTCTAAGTAGGGTGCATAATCAGAGGACGCCACCGTAGTACAGCTCGTACCACTTTTCTCTACCCAGAAGAATGCCTGCCTCGTGTTAAACGTTTGATCACCCTTCTTGTATTGAACTTGCATGTAGACCTTGCCTACGTAGGTAAACGCCTGAGCATTCGCTACGATACTAACCTTGTTGGGTAAGACTAATGAGCCGTTACTTTGGAGGACGATATGACCATCAGGTTTTACGAATGAGACAACTATATCGGTTGCACCTGTTAAGTCTTCAGCTATCTCTCTATTTAATATCGAGTAAGTAAACTTGACTGACAGGTTGTCCTCTTGAGGGATGGTGATATCCTCGGCAGGAACATACTTGTCTACCAAGTCCATATTAACGTTAAATAATACTTCTGCCATGTAGCATCCTCCTCAGTGTTATTTTTGTATCTCTTGCCATAACGCTCTAAAGTTGTCTTCGGTGCGTTGCTCTAGTTTGTCTAACGAGGTAGCAAACCTCGACTGAGTAGCACTAATCCCTTCGAGTTGCCTGGTCATTTCCTTTTGGTGGTCCATTAGTTTCTCTTCTCGCTCGTATGACTTAGAGAGTTGCGTCTCATAGATTTCAACGACTTTACCCTCGAAATTCTTATTATCCTGAGCCTGACTCTCTAGAACTTCTTTGACGTATCGTCCTATATAGATAAGCCCTAAGATAAAAAGAACTCCGAAGACATATTCTGTCTTGACCAACTCAGTGATCTCTTTAATCCCCACTGGTTCACCTCCTATTCTATTACGATATCTATAACTGCATAGAAGTTACCGAGGTAGCCTATTAAGACTTTCTGCCCGGCAGGTTTCCCTCGTAGCACCTGCTGAGACCAACCTAACAGCCTACAAGTGATCAAAGATGAAACGTCTGAGTAGGTGTCAAGGTCAATCCTGATAGTTGCAGTATTATCGTTAAGAGTCAGAGCGTCATAAGTTCTTCCTACTAGGAAGTTGTCCTTACCACCCTCACGAGCCTTGGTAATGAGATTGCTAATAAAGTCATCCTGTTGCCTACGTTGCTCAATGTTCATATCTTAACCACCTTTCTCACTCGGTGCTCCATCTGGCCACCTACCTTAAGATCCATTGTCCAGTCTGTCTCTGTGTAGATATCATTGACTCGTAAGTTCTGATACCTGAGTTGGATGTTGTTCATGTACTCATGACCCGGCATTAGAGCTGTCTTGAAGATAACTTTCCCGTAAGCCTGACTCGCCTCACTAGCAATCCTCGCACAGTACGTATCAAGGACACCTTGGTTAACCACTTTGTCTACCTCTCTATAGTCAACAATGTAGCGACCTACATTAGGGATACTAGATAGACTACCTACGTTGTTATTGAAGAGACGGCTAAATAGTCGTTCTCCTTCTGAGTCAGCCTGTTGAGTACAAACAAACACGTTAGGTACATCGTGAATGTCAAACTCCTCTTCAGCTTGCTTATATATAATCGACACAGCGTCATCTAGGTAGGTATGCGATGTAGGTCTACTCTCAGGGAGCTGATAAGGTGTGCTGGTTAGAACTCCGTCTCCAGTGGCGTATATTGGTGTGTAATTAATAGAAGTAAGCATCGTGTTAATTACATCTAACCAAGTCTGTCCCACCTCGAACTTCATCGGTCTAGCCATTGTCCCATTAGCACCCGGGGTGATATTCACAAAGGCAGCTGGGAAGCCGTAACCTAACTTACCAGGAATCGTTGTGTCTGTTCCTCTAAGGATTTCAGTTACTAATTGAGTTATCGGTTTAACAGCATCTGTTGGTGTCTCGAAAGCATAAATCACTTTAGCATCTGACAATATAGACAACTGATCGTAGGCTTCTATCTCACGGTATACTCTTGAGCCTTCATCTTTCCTTTTAGGGGAGTTAAGCAAGAATATACCTAGAGAGCGTTCGATAGTAGAAGCTCCGTCCTTGTAAATCATATAAGGTCGAATACGATCTACTCGGTAGTCAATACTGTCAGTCAAAGGGTTCTTACCTTGAGCATTGTAGTTGACCTCTACAGAAAGGTCTCGTATACGGGGTTTTAAGTCTCCCATGGAGTATCTATCAAACTCCCACTGTAGTTGCATTTTGAGGTTGTTTGTAGCAGAACCATAGGGGATAGTTGCGATAGGCACGTCTTTGTAGGCTTGTGTCCAAGCAGACCATGTGCTACCTCCGTTGACACTAGTTCTGTAGAACAGTCTGTTAAGAGGGAAGTAAACCTCGGCTGGGTTGTTCTGACCAGGCACTAAATTGTAGTACATGATAGCTTTGTTGTAAGAAGGTACAACTCCATCAACTACTTTCGTGTAAGAGATATCGAACACCGGAGAAGTACTAACAGATAAGTTCTTCATTCTTCTAGTTCTAATATCATCTACGTAGACACAATCAAGTTTAATCTTGAAAGGCTGAGAAGACTCATAACCAAAAGCAAACTTCCAATCATGAATAGCTCCTCCTCCAGGGATTTCCGCCATATTCTGAATACCTTCACAGAATATCCAATCATTGTTCATCGGACGAATAGTCATATTAGAGTTAGACACCTTGACAGCACCTGCCCAGTTGTTTGCCTGATTAGCTGTCTCTGGTATAGCCCACACAGCAGGATAATCCCCTGAGGCTGCGCCGTTTACAGTTAATTTATACATGAATCCAAAGTAGGCGTCTGCTGGAACCACTCTTGTGTTTCTCCAATCAAAAGTGTATATGCCTGCTTTGTAGTTTCCTGTACCATTCTTCTCGATTGTCTGAGCGTTACCTATACAACCTCGCTCGTCAGTCCTGTAATTCAATGTAGCTAGAGCAGAATCCTTAAAGACTCCCCACTTCTCATAAATGTACCCTGTAGCGCCAGGTGCTGCTGAGGTAGGCCCTTCCATCTCGGGGTTTAAATCGTCTCGGTACACCCTCTCTGCCCTTAGTTCTCCATTGACACCATTAACCCATTGATCCATAGTCCAACTCATAGCAGGCCAGCTCGTTGATGTATAAGTATTACCTGCTATAAGAGGGATACTCTCAGGAGGTGGAGCTTCCTCGCGTAACTTGAAAGAAGCTGTCCTATGGATACTTGAGAAAGCATTAAAGGAAATCTTTCCGTCTACGATGTTGCTTGCTTCACCTTTCTTGACATTGTTCTTGTCTAGGATGTCGTATCTAAAAGATATCTCCCTAGTACCTTCGTTAAACCTTGTACGTGACACCATAGGAACATCTCCTCTCTAGTGATTTACTCCACCGTCTACCTCTGTGAGTACGGCACTCATGTTAAACCCTGCAATGTAATCTGATGAGTTAACCTTTTGACATACTCCGTGGAAACTTCTACCATAGTTATCTCTAAACCAAAAGTCATTGTCCATTAAGAGTCGTTCTATGTCGTACTTCTCTTGAGCAGTTTCTACATAGAAAGAGATATTGACTACTTGGTTGTACATCATTCCCACCTCTGCTACAGGTCTTGTCCTGCCAGCAAACTCCGCCATCTGCGTTTCTCGTGAGCGCTCTCCTGTTCTAGACTGAACAACTTGGAGTTTAGTCTGCGTTTGTACTGCGCTATAAGGAGCTATTGTGACAATATCCAGACAGACCGTATCTACACTAACCCAATCAGGACTGTACACTACACCAGAACCGTCTGCATTAGTAGACCTAATGCGATACCAATAGCGTGCCCCTGAGTTGGAAACTGTATAGTCAATCACTTGAGTCAGAGATCCTCTGGTCACTTTTCTCACTACTACAGCCTTATCGGGAGTATCGTAGCTGTTTGCTCTCTCTAAGTAAAGAATATCTGTGGAGGCCCCACCTGAGTAGGTGAAGTTCACCACAGCATTCCCGTTAGCATCAATCGTTATAGTTGTCAATGTAGCTTGTCCTGCCATGGTTTACCTCCTACAGTTTTCTAATTGATTGATTTAAACCCGAGTAGTCCATACCTCCATAGCCTCCACCTGATGTGTTAACTACTTGTTGGGTTACTCGTTGTTCGAACTCCTCAACACCTTTAGAGTCTAATCCTACAGTGCCGTCTACCTTGACTACGTGGTTGACTGTCACAGATGTTCTACCTCCAGTGAATGCTTCTAAACCTGTGCCTGCTAGGGCAACCTGTGCTTGATTAGCAACTCCTCCGAAGGCTCTACCCATAGATCGCTCCATAGTGCCAACCTGAGTTAATGCTGCCTCGTACCAAGTCGGGAAGAATGCTTTACCTGACTTGTCTAAGTCTGACAGAGGTCCTTTCTTGGCAGGAGAGAACGGTAAGTATGCTCGGATACTTGACATCCCTCTAGAGACTGCTCTTGCTGCATCTCCGAAGCCAGATGTAATACCGTTAATGAATTCGCCTAGCAAGCCTTTACCTGATCTATAGAACGTAGTGAAAAACCCGGTGAATTTATCTACCATGCCATTCACTCCGTCAATTACCTTGTACTTAGCCTCTACGAATCCATTCTTAATACCACTACCAAACTCCTTAAGCATATCTCCAGCAGCCTTACCCCAGTCGCTAACTTTATCTTTAGCAGCCTGTACCATCTCATCAAACTTACGCTTAGTGTCATTTACTATCTCTTTTAGTTTGTTTTCTGCATCAGTTTTCATTTGGTTGTATTTATCTATAACAGCTTGCTTCATAGCTTGTACCTTATCAGAGGCAGCCTTCTTTAGATCTTCCCACTTCTGTGCATTGTCTGTTAAGATGTCTGTTAGCTTTTGGATAATAGCGCCTTTGATTTCTTCATACTTAGCGGCTACCTTATCTTTCATTTCTTTGGCTTTATCCTCTACAGCCTGAACCGTGTCAGACCACCACTTTTTAGTATCAGACCACCATTGTTTAACAGAGGCAACCATATCGTCGTAAGCTTTAATGACTTTCTTTTTACCTTCCTCATACTTGAAGGAGATAAGCTTCCACATGTCCTCGCAGTATTTCTTTACTTCATCCCAGTTTTGATATAGGAGAACGCCTACCGCGATTAACGCCACAATAAGTCCAATTAGGATGCCGATAGGATTGGCCCACATAGCAGCGTTCAAAGCCCACTGAGCAGTAGTACCAGCGGCAGTAGCCACTCGAGATAAACCCAACATTGTAGCTAATAACTGTATTCCAGTAGCCAAAGTTCTAACAATCATCATAGCTTTAAAGGCAACATTAGCAGCAACAACCCCAGCAGTAACACTCACAAGAATAGGAACTAAAGCGTTCATGTTATCTAGGAAGAATTGAACTACTCCTGAGACAGCCTCAATAGCTAACTTAAGTGCTCCTGAGTCTTGCGCCCACTTTAGAAAATCGGCTGCAAGTTGTAGAATCTGAATAGAGACAGGATATAAGCCTTGGATGAGTTGCCATAAAGTAGAGACAATTTGTCCAATTAATTCCATGATGACTGGCGTACTCTCTTGAACCATCTTAACGAAGTCTTGGAAGGCAGGGTTACTTTGTAACCCCCAAGCCCAGTCAGCGAACTTCTTAGTCAGGTCTACCATGCCATCTCCAAGTTGCATTCCTAGTGGAGTGAAAGCTACCATGATACCTGCAAATCCATTCAGGATATTCCCAGCAGACTTCATTACTTTCTCGAACATTGGTACCGCAAAGGTGTTCATATGTTCGAAGAACTTATCTGCCTTACCTTGTTCGATAGCTTGGTTCATCCACTTGATCATGCCTGTAAAGGATTCCCCAACTCCTTGGAAAGCAGGGAATAATTTAGTCATTGTGAGACGGAGAAACGTTGTAGACTCAGCTATCATCTTTAGAGTTGTAGGAGTCATCTTGTCTTCCATGTCAGCCCACGCATCTTTGAGGGCATTGATAGAAACCACTGCTTGACGTTCCTCCTCAGACATACTCTCCATGATGGCTTGCACCATAGCCATAGCCTTAGCGTAGCCTTTTGTGTCACCAGCAATGAGGGCGGCATTAGCCTTGAGGTGTGCTTGCTCAAGGTCATTTGCTTTCTCTATGGTCTTGGTGAAGGTTGTAAACGCTAAGGCCCCGAATCCTGCGGCAGCTATCCCAGCAGTACCAAACAGGGAAGCGACTGCCCCCAGTCCTCCTAGTAAGGCTGGTGTCATTCCGGCAGCAGCTATAGTTATACCAGCTATGATAGCTTGCATCTTTCTAGCCTCTGACGAGGTGCTTCTAAAAGTGTTACTAGCCCTGTCTTGAGCCTCGATAATAATATCTATAACTGAAGCGATAGTTCTCACCTCCTAGCGATGCTTATTAGCAACATCCTTACGAGCTTGCTTATTCTTAGCCTTCTTGTTAGCCTCCGACTCGTATTTACCTTTAACGTTGTGTACGAATAGGAGAGCGGAGATATCTTCGTGAGACTCATTCTTTATCTCGGAAGGTGTCTTATGAAGTAAAACACAAAGCTCGTACAATTCAATCTCATGAGCGATAGGACTGTTTAGCTTCTTACCTCCCATGAGAAGTTTTATCTGATTGTCTATTTCTTTTTTTTCTTATCAGGCACGTCTCCAGAGATTTTGTCATTGATGACTTTTACAATCTCAGCAGAATACTCTGGATCAAGTACTTCGTCTAGAGTGTGAGCCTCGATAGGTAACTTGTTGCCGTCCTCATCGGTGAAGTCCCAATCCATAATAGCTTCCACAACAAAAGATACCATCATCTGAGAAGCGTCCATGTCGACCTTACCACTCTTAGTGTCTACCTTTGTGCATTCGTTTTGAACCTTGCGTTGTTTACCAAAAGACAACTTCTTGTAAGTGATTCGAACTCCTCGTACGTCTTCAGTGAATACCTCTTCTTTGTTTAACCATGGGAATTGTTGCTTAGCCATTATAGTTTCCTCCATTCGAATTTTAAATTAAAGGGAGACCGAAGCCTCCCGAGTATTAAACTGTAATATCTGAGATATCTTTAGAGCCAATCTTGATAGATGCTGTACGGAACAAGCAATCTAATTCGTAGTCTGTTTCCCCATCAGCTTCAATCCCTAATGAGTCCGTATCATACTTAGCACCACTTAGAGTAATCTCAAAGTAGTTAGCTGGTACAGTAGGATCGTCAAATCGGAACTTAGCAGTGAACTCTGTACCTGCTCGAAAGGCAGCTCGTGTAGCTGTATCACTAAGAGCAACTGTCAGAGAACCTGTAATATCGAAAATACCTTCATTGATATACGTTGGAGTGATGCCTTTCGAGATTGTCATAAGAGCTTCTAAGTTGTTAGCAAACTCTAATTCGAATTCCTTAATGTTAGCTGCAGGAGTGCCACTACCATTGATAGTTACTTCTCCATCTGCAAAGGTCATAATTTCATTAGTTGGGTAATCATAAGTTGAAGCTGCTGGAGCGTTGTCAACTGCGTCTTTAGAAACGATCTCCATTTCTACCTCTACAGCTTCTCCTGCTGAAGCGCTGATTGTAAGAGTATCAACTTTAGAGCCAATATAGTTAGTGATAAACGGCGTATTGTTTATGCACATACTAGTGTTAACTGTGAAGGTAGGTAATTCTTGACAGCGTCCTACACTAGAGAACGTATGAACCCAAGCGTTAGCTGCGCCTGTCTTAGTAACTGCTCCGCCTAGTGCATACCATAGAGGACGAGGATCTTGTAAGTAGCCTGTCCATGTAGACGTTACTTCCTGACCTAAAGCTTTATGGTTTAATACTGTACGTTGTCCGATTCCTCGGATAGGTTCATGGTTCTTGTTGACCTCTGGTTCCCAGCCAGAAGTAATACCCCAGCTCTTAAAAACGCCTGCCGCTGGAGCCGTACCCTGAGTAGCTTCCTTTCCGAAGGCGATCAGTGAGTCAAATCCTTGAGTTTGTCTAGCCATCTATTTTCTCCTCCTCGTTAGCACCCTTGAAAGGCGGTGCTTTCTTGAATCCTTTTTCCTTTAGAGAAACAATTAAATCCTTATCGAGCACATCCACAATGAATCCTTTCTCTACTTGTCCATATGCTGGATAGAGAAAGACTCTGGGAGTGTTATTGTCGTAGATTAACCGCATGAGCAATCACCTCCTGGAACCGTGCCACATTGGTTGCCAAGCTGTGTCATCTTCGTTGTAATCAGTAGGGGAATCCTAGCTCCTTGAAGGAAATTAACTTCTCCCTCTTGGACTGTCCCAAACTGGATATCATCATCGAGTTTAACCTCAGAGAATCTGCCTCCAAGGGTTCTATTCTTAGCGATGTAATACTCTACTTGGTGAGTCAGCCACAAGCATTGTTCCTCAGCTTCAATTCCATCTAGCATACTCGTGTAGACCCAAACGTTAACCGAGATAGCAGACTGATACGTACCGCCTATCCCGACTGGTTTACGAGTTGGTCTTCCGACTATCTCAATAGAAATAGCGGGGAACATAGGAATCTGCTGAAAGGGTGCCCGGTAGACATCCACCTTGTCATCACTAGCGTTAAAACACTCAATGAGATAGTCCGCGAGGTGCGCTTTCGTTTCGTTGTAAATACCTTTATGCCCGTCCATTGTCTACCTCCCTCACTAGTTCATCTACATAGTCATCAAACACTCGTTGGATCATTTGCTCATCAGTGTTACTAAAGTACAAGAATGGACGTGCAGGAACGAAGGTACCCCAACTAGTCCTGCCTCCATGGTGGTGCAAATTAGCCTTAGGAAGCCCTGACCTAATAGTCAACTTCTTCTTAGACAATGAGTTAGCAGCCCCACTAGTAATAGACTGCTTAAGTGCTCCTGTATCGTTCAATGGCTTACCGCCTGCCCTGTGAGGATGAATCCTGATAGTACTCGCACTCAGAGGAACCCAAGCAGCTGCCCTAAAACGATTACCTATCGAGCGTTCCATGTAGGTTTCAGACCTACGGAGAGGAGTCTTAAGGTCCTCTAGTTTGCCTGCTGCCTTGAGCATCCTTACATCAAACCCATTGAGTTCGACTCTCATGCGTCCATCATTACGTCCTGCCATCTAGCTCACCTACCAGTAAGGATGACACCGATCAAAGAACGGCTCATCGTCATTCGTCGTAGCGTATCCGTTGTTCCACGTAGGTAATGGCTGTACAACGTTGCCATTCTCATCTATGAGAGCCATGTCTCCGTTGAGAATGTTTTGTAGCATTTGGTCTAATCGGGCTTTGAGGTCTTTGTAGAACTCATCCAAGTTAGGCTTCTGACTCGTGTACATTCCTTCTATAAAGAAATATGTAGTGAGATCGTTAGCAACTTGCTTGATGAGTGGGGGAACTGGTGAGAATGGAACTGCGTAGGCTTTTGCGAGGATAGCGTTGATGTGCACCGAGGCTTTGTCACAGAAGACTTGAATATCTTTATCTGAGACGGAACTCGGTAGTTGCTGCCTGTAGGTAGTGCGTAGGTCTTTCGGAGTACTATAGCTCATTTGTCATCACTCCTTAGCTTTAGACTTGGGAGCTGGCTTCTTAGCAGGTGCTTTCTTCTCTTCAGCTGACTCTGCGTAGTCAATACTAATGAGGTGCTTGCCATACTCATCGGCTACCTCCAAGATGTCACCTACTCGGTTGAATAAACTATCTATGCATTCCACTTTAGCTTTAACCTTCATAGTGCTTTCACTCCTTTCTTCTCTTGTCAGAGTACCCACCAAGCAAACAATGAGGGGGAATCATTGTCTACCTCGTAGGTACTCTGAGAAAGGAAGAACCTTTCCCGGTTGCCTTTAGAGTCTGTTTCCTAGACTTTCAATATATTAAGATACAATACCAGTGATTAAGAATACTGCACGAGGATCTGTAATGTAAGCTTCTGTGTAGCGAGTAACTCGACCAATAGTAGTCTTGTCTTCGTCTTGGTTGTATACATCACTTGTTAACGGCTCAGCATCAGCGATCTCCCCAGCCATTCCACGTTCAACTAGTAAAGCTTGGTTGTTAGGATAGTTTTCGTCTACGATGATTGATAATCCTAAGAAGTCAGCTAAGTAACCACGTAGTAATACGATGTCTGTACCGTTTTGCTTGAAAGCGTCACGAACAGCTTTAGACTTAAGTAAGATAGCCTCTGTAGCAGGAGACACGATAACCGTATCTAATGAGTAGTGAGCTTCCTTAGCTTTAGCCTTAGCGTCTACCAAGTCGTTAATTAAATTGTCTGAGCCAGTTGCAGGATCGTTCCAGCGGTTATTTGATTTAGCTTGTAAGTTTTGGTTAGGAGCCGTAGCTGCTGCGTGTAAACGGTCGTAAACCATTTTGTCTACCATAGCTACTACTGAGCTAGATAACTTCTTGAACGCCTTCTCGAAGTAAGCATTTGAGCCCCACTTTTGCATCTCATAAGTAAATGCGAATTCTAAGCCATACTTACGGATCATAGCTAACTTAGCTTCTTCACTTAAGCCGATACGCTTAAAGCCTGAACCTTCACCAACTTCTGGCACTTCTTCGTAGTCATACAAACCGTTAGCATCTGCGCCGCCATCTTTGAAGTACTTGATCGCTAATGCATCAGCAGTTGTTTTCGCTAGTAATGAGTCGGCAATAAATCGCTTTTCCGTTAAGTCACGAATACGAGCGTCAATCATAACTTTCTTTAAAAGGGGATGAGAACCTAAAGTGAAATCTGACATGTATATAACCTCCTGAGGGTTTAGTTTTAGGGGATACTGAGGAGTAATGCCTTCTCTATAGAACGCCTCCTCAGTTGTTTCTATGTGGTTGCCAAAGAACGGTATTACCTGGGTATGATTATACTGTAAGTTTAATTAAAGCCTGTCCAGCTACCTTTGTAGCAGCAGAGACTACAATACCTACAGCAGGGCCTGTACCAGCAGTAACTGTGTAGCCACCACCTGCAGCAGGGTAAACAAGTGCTCCAGCAGTAGCGCCAGATAGAGGAACATAGATGAATGACCCAGCAGTAATAACTGTTACAGTTTCTTTGCGTGCTCCTGAGAATCCTGAGTTGAAGTCTGGAGCCAAACTAGCTTGACTTAATAAGCCGTTGTTTCCTACGGTACCTCCATAGACAACTCCTAGTACCTTTGTAGAGTTCACAGCAGCTTTCTTGACAGTCATGTCTCCAGATAATTCTACTAGTTGACCGATCTCTAACACATCAGTAGCGTCAACCTTGAAAGTCAATCGGCTATCTCGGTGGATATGGTACTCAATTTTATTTTGTGCCATTAGTAATTACCTCCCTTATAGTGATGCTAAGTAGTTTTTGTATTCAGTAGACTCACGGAAGTCAGCATGCTCCTCAGGAGCAACCTCTTCAGTCTTCTCACTAGCTTCCACCTCAGCGACTTCTTGGAACTCTACAGCACCCATGTTAGACATGAACTCTTCGAATGCTTCAAGTTGTTCTTCTGAGAATGAAGCTAGCAATTTTGTAGCTGAGTCCTTCTGAGCAGGTACGATCTTCTTTGACTCTTGGAACTTCTCGACCTGTGCAGATACTTTCTCTTCAGCAAACTTTTGTAAACGAGCCTCTTGAGCTTCTTGCTTTTTTTCTAACTCTGAGAACTTAGCCGCATAAGCAGCTTCTAACTCAGCAAACTTGTTGATTTCTTCTGGCATGTTTGTTTCCTCCTTGGTTACTAGCTCGTCCGACTCCGAGGAGAAGCCGTTCTCGCTAAATAATTTTGCTCCCTTTAATTGGGGGAATGCTACAAGGGAGACTTCTCGAAGGCGAGTTGGGTTGCCTTCACGGTCTGTGTAGAATGAAACGGAGATTTTGTTTAGGAGCTTCTTGATGACTTTCTCTTTAGCGAACTCTTCGATGATACGTACTTTCCCGTAGAGCTTGCCACCTTGTACGGAAGCCTCCTCCAGGAATCCTACTGTATCTCGTGCGCTTTCTGAGTGATCCAGTTGAACTGGGATAGCGTCCTCTACAGAGAATGTATCAACAAGCGTCTGTAGGTGAGCCTCTGTATATTCTTTCCCACGGTGTGTACCTGTGGAGAACATGATAGCTTCTTTGATTAAGTCTTCGCCTGGTGAGATAGCTTCCGAGAACTCGGTAAACTTCCCTTCGTAGCGAAGGTTCTTGATAGTTGTCATAGTGTCACCACCTCATTAATTGCTTCATATATATAGTAGTACTAACCAGACAATATCCTGTCTCAAAAGGTTATCTTGTAAGTGATATAAACCAGTCAAGTGCACAAATTAGTACTTAAGTTGCGCATTATCTATCCTCAAGTGCATAATATCTAACCCGAAATACTCTGAGATACACCTGTTTTGTCTGGAGAAAACTACTAGATACTAAAAAGAAATAACTCTAGAGAAGTAACCTAACAGATTCCTAACTCTAGAAAAAGAAAACAAAAAAATCTCTAAAGAATAACCTCTATAGAAGTACTCACTAGAAAAGATCTACCAGTGAGACATCCTATAGAGAACCAACTAATAGTCCTACCTCATAGGTATTTGTAATAATTAAACATGAGACCGAATAAACTAATAGGTTGACAACTCCATAGGTAATACCTTAGTATGATTCCTATAAAGATAAAACCTTAGGGGGAATACTAATGAGTAACAACGTAATCAAAAGAAGGCATACTAGTGAGTACGCACAGATACATAATAAACCTTTACAGGATGACCTAGAGGACTTAAGAGAGATCGGCCTTCTAAGTCATATGATGAGTAGACCTGCTGAGTGGGTATTCCATAAGACACAACTACATAAGCAATTCAGCCGAAAGAATGTAGACGCTGCTTGGAAAGGTCTAGTAAAGAAAAAATACATTGTAGGTTTCTATTGCCACAAAGACGGACAGAAAAGTTATTACTACAACGTATCGGACTTACCATTCACTGAGGAGGAGTATTACGAGTTCGTAAAAACAGAGATTTTGGAGTTAACCGAGAAGGGACATTCTATTAAGCACGTTAACCCTATACAAGGCTTAACCCTTGATACTACTGAGTTTTCTTCAGATGTACCAAACGTACAACAGACTGCCGAAGTGTGTTCCGAATCAGGTGCACCGAGGGAGCAGCTCTCTGGGAACAGTTCTAAAGGTGCAAATATAAATAAAGAATTAATAAACACAGATTCAAAAACAAAGAAAAACAATAATATAAAGATTGATGATGATAAGGCGAATACTTCGCCAGCTCCTAAGCAAATCGAATCTTTAACGGACATTATTAATTCTCTTCGTTTACAAACTCAAGAGCTTCTAACTAAGAGATCATTCGATAGCGTTCTCCGTAAAGTAGTGGACAAGTATGAGCAAGGAAAAGTGTCGAACTTTAGAGATTACCTTGTGACGTCTCTAAACGCCAAAATAGAAGAGTTAGAGCTTCGCAGAATAAAAGAGCAAGCCAAAGAGTCACTCGCTCGTACAAGCCAATCTGGAGCGTCTGAGGAGTATACTGGGAATATCCTATTCTATAACTTCCTAGATCAATCTGAAGGGGACAAGCCTCTGAAGAAATAATTTGGAGGAATTTTAATTTTCCTCTTGCATATTGGTATGACTGTGGTATGATTGTACTAACAAGATAACCAAGGGGAATACAAATGAGTAAACGTATCAGGTGGAACAAAGAACTTATAGTTGAGAAGATTAGAGAACACCATTCTCAAGGAATAATTCTAAGGGGTTATATCATTAAAGATGTTGATATGCCACTATATAGAGCTTCGATTAGATACTTTGGTGGCTGGGGAAAGGCTGTGAAGTCGTCAGGATTTGATTACAAAATAAGCACACCAAATAGAATTTCGATAATAGGAGATACAAAGAATATAATTGTTACTCGTAGAGACGGAAGTGAATTTATAGTGCATGTTGATCGTGACATAAATTTACCAAACAGTGTGTACATCTCAAGTGGATATCCTCGTATATATATTGATGGAAAAGAAGTGTACTTACACAAATATGTATACGGAGAAATATCTAAAGGAAACGAAATAGATCATTTAGACAGAGACCCATTGAATTGCAGAATGAGCAACCTAAGAGAAGTAACTCCTACTCAGAATCAATACAACAAAATAGTAAAAGGATACTATAGAGACGGGAGAAAATGGAGAGCTAGGATATCAATAGACGGATTAGAGGTAAACCTTGGCAGTTTTGATACAGAAATAGAGGCCTCTACAGCTTATAAACAAGCATGTATCAAACATAGGGGAAAATATGCTCCAGAAGAATACAACATAATTAATTAAAAGTTTTTGTTTACAATCTGGTATGACTGTGGTAATATTTTGTTGAGGGGTTGATCAAGTGGTTAGCTTGGTAGCGTACTTAAAATATAAAAACAAAGGAGATATAAAAATGGATGAGTTAAGAATCAATGAACTAAACGATTACCAAGAGAGAGCTTTAAGAACGTGGAATACAGATAGTAATGCAGATGATAATTTTAGAATTACTAATGCTGCGTTAGGTTTAGCTGGAGAGAGCTCAGAAATTGCTGACATCATAAAGAAAGCAATTTACCACGGTCATGGCTTTGAAGGGAAACTAAGTAAACACGAAATAGCAAAAGAATTAGGAGACATTATGTACTACGTATCAATTATGGCAGAGGAAGTAGATTATTCTCTTCAAGAAATCGCCGAGATAAACATTAATAAACTCGCCAAGCGTTACCCAGAAGGTTTTAGCGTGGAGGCAAGCATCAATCGAGTCGATACTAAGGAGGCGCACTGATGATGGCATATTTAGTTGTTGAGACTAAGAAGGGTGACATTAGGAGGTTGCCCTTCGGAGATAGTTCCACAGCACAACAAGGATTCGATTTAGGTTTAATTTTGAACGATGAGCATAATCAATTAGTCAATCTAGCTACATCATACTTTATAGAAATAACCGAGGAGGAATAACTATGAAGACTGTATACTTCTTAGTGCTAGCGGTTAGCTTTGGAGCAACAGTTTACTTTATAGACACGTCTAACGAGCTTCTCTTCAATGTGTTGTATGCTAACTTGCTAGCTCTGATGGGTGTCGGTCTCTATAAGTTATGCGATTGGTCAGGACTATGGGACGATAACGAGGAGGAAAACTAATGAGACAGAAAACACCTATTGAGAAGTTGTTCGATGAGATTAAAGCTGATAAGAATAAAGAAATGTACGATGCTTTCAAGGAAGTAGGCTATGTGATGAACACTCAAAAGAAAGCCTTCGTAGCAGCAGGGTTTACTGAGAGTCAGGCTATGGAGATTGTCATTGCAGATTATCTAGATAACAAACACTTAGGAGGAAACTAATATGAAAAAAGTAATTGTATATACGAAAAATCGTTGCCCAGAGTGCGAGAAAGTTAAATTCAATTTAGGCTATCTACCTCAAGAGGTGAAGGATACACACGAGATCGAATACCGTAACGTTGAGACACACCCTACAGCCGCACTAGATCTATCATCTCTTGGGTACCAGTCAGTACCAGTTACTATCGTAGAAGGTCACAAACCTATCGTTGGATTCGAGTTCGGAGAAATCCAAACGGCATTAGGATTATGATTAACTTTAAAGAGTTAACTCGTGCTCACTTGATTAAGATATACAAAGCTCACGTAGATTATTCAAAGAAGAATGTCTGGAATATTGATAAGTGGATTTATCACAACAATGTTATCGAATCTGTAAAGAATGAATTTCAACGAAGATACGGACATATGAATGTAGCGTAATCATACCTGAGTCATATCTAGGAGGTGGTTCTTTACCCTCTCGGGAGACATCCCTTGAGGTTGCGCTCTCGCTGAAAGGACTTGTCATCCTGACAGCGTAACTACTGAGACTTGTCACCTCGGTAGAATTCTTGATTCCTGTATACCTTTGAGTCGATTCCCTTTATCACATCGTTAGGGGAGTCGGCTATTTTTTTTTACCTTGACAGGTTATCCTACCTAGGTTATACTGAAGAAGAACTTTTTCACTTGAGAGTTTATCCTCCTCAGGGTACTCTCTTGTGGATTACGTTACTCATTAGTTTAAGCCTGCTCAGACGGAAACTGGGTGGGCTTTCCTTTTGGACAAAAAAAAAGACTGACTCTTATGAGCCAGCCAATCCTCTTAATTCTTCTATATCAGGCGTCCCGTTAGTAAAACCCTGCTGAGGTTCTTCTGCAGTAGACCAATCATCCTCCCAAGTTTCGAACTTTGTGACAGGTAGCCATACGGATCTACACTGGAAGTGGTTCGGGGGAGAATACTCCATAATTAAATCCATTCTGTCAATCGCAATGATACGTCCATCTAGATGCTCACATATGTGAGTCGTACGAGTATCTATAATAGCGTCATATTGGAGAGCGACTACAAAGCCTTTATTCTCTGGAGCCGTATACCTAGCTAGTCTAGCTGTATTGTACATCTTACTCATTTCTGTACGGACAATCGTAGTAGCGTGTCCTACTCCCAAGGCAGCTTCTGCAGCACCCTGTACGGCCGTAACTAGGTGAGCAGGTTCAGTTCCTGCTAGTAATCCAACTAACAAGATTTCTTTGATTCTGTTTAGCACTGTCTCCTGGGTAATGACTGTAATTTGTAGAGCGTATTCTTCAAGGAAGGTTTGTAATTCTGGAGGCAGATCATCATTGTACATCGGTAGTTCTTCTAGCTCGCTATACTGATTGTATCGTCTCGTCAGTCTGTCCATTTCGTCGTCTGCTCGGGTCCATCCTGACTGGGAACTAGCTATGATGAGGTTGCGGATAAGCTTTCGATATTCCTTTTGAGACGGCATCTGCATAGCTTCTACTGAGTCTAGTCCTTCACTGATAGCCTTCTCTACACGTTTCATCAACTGAGGTAGGCGCTTTTCGTTTAACCTCTGAGCATCCTTTAAAAAAGCGGACTCAATAGCTTCCATGTCTCGTTGGATAGCTTTGATGTCCGCTCTAGTTCGGCGTTCGCCGAAAGTAATGTACTCTTGGTCGATCTCAGAGGCTGTTACTTTTTTTCTGATGCTCGTTGAGATTGTGTCTTACCTTTAGTAGCCACTTTCTTATCAGCCGTAGTATCGTTAGTTGCACCTGCTCCGTGCTTAGATCTCATATGGTGATTCAGAGATTGCTTGTTCTTGAAAACTTCTCCATCATATGGACACGTATAAGTTTTTGTTTTTTCTTGTTTCTCATCGTCCTCTGTTAAGCCGTCGTCTTGTTGCTCCTCAGGGTGATTACGTTTGTATAAATCTGCTTTGGCTTCCTCGCTAGGAGCTGGCATACCAAGTTCCTCACGAATCCAATCCTCACTAGGCGCAATTACACCAGTGTTAATCATCAAGTTAAATACGCTAGCTAGCTTAGTAATGTCTTTGTCTGCCATAGGACGAAACTGGAAAGACGGATACTTCTTGGCGCTCGGGAAGTTTAGATCCACTAGAGGACGAATGATTTCCTCCTCGATTAGGGCTTTAACGTTCCGCTGAATAGATTCAAGGCGAATCATGAAGATATCAAACTGGTTATTCGATAGAGCTAGACTACCAGACTGACCACGAGATAGACCTAGAATCATAGGAGGAACAAGTAAGCCTTCCATAATCTTTCTATCGTGATGTTCAATATAGCCGATGAAGTCCGCGTTAGTCATCTGAATAGCTTCTACCTTGTCTCCACCTGAGATAGACAGAGAGCTCATGGAGTTTATACGAGAGAGGATTCCTTTCATTTTGCCTACATCGTTGGCGTCTGTAGTGGTTCCGACTAAGAGGGGTGTTCCGTACCTTTCATAGGCTATGTTGGCGAATCTATATAAACGGTCTTTAGTGATCCAATGCTTGTAAATTGGACGCAGGTTAGACTTTCCATACATATTGCCGAACTCCTTATCGAATGCATACCAGAGGATTTTGTCTCGAGGAATCTTAATTGTCTTACTTCCTATTCGCTGTTCTACGTAGACAATGTCTCCAAACTTATCTGTCTTGACGTGAACCTGACTAGGGTTAAGCGTTTTTAGCTTTCTCAGTTTGACGGCCCCGTCAGTGTACTCAAAGACTTTTTCTGTACAGCTATATCCATACACGAGAGCGGTCATCATTTCTTTGATGTTGTCTTCCAAGTTACCCTGGATAGACTCGAAGTTTTCTAGAATGAAGTCTGCATACTTGCGAGTTTCATCGTCCTCGCCTGTGATGGTAAACCCCTTAGCCGTAGCTGATAATTTAATCATCTCTACAGCAGCACGAACTTGTCCGTCTAGAAGCATCTTCTCGTAGATATCTAGCGTAAACTCGTCAGGGTTTAAATCCACCTGTTCGCGTCTCTCGTACTTATCATCTTTGTAGAGTCCGATCTCTTGAGCCAACTTGTGTAGTTCTGCCTCCTGAGTCTTCCTCTCTTGTTTAACCTTCTTACTAGCAAATACATCAAATAATCCCATTAGTTTCCCTCCTCGGCTTCTGCGACCGTAGTCTCCACCTTGTTAGTTTCATCTATATAGTAGGAAATGCCAGACAGACTACCAATCAGGCATGTCTTTGTGGTCACTAAACAGCTTGTCAAACTGGTAGTCGTCTCTCTCTACGTATTCTGCCTCGAAGCGGTTCTGTAGCTCGTGAATACCTTCTCTCACGTAGTTAAGTGCATGGAAAGCATCATCCGGAGTACGGTGGTCATATAGCTTTTTCCCTGTGCCAGTATTAGACTCAGTGAACTTCATCTCGATAGCCGTCCAGTGGTCAAAGAAATACTCGATAGCTGCAGGGTCTTTGTAGGGAACTACGATGTTTCCTTTGTGGAATGCGTCGATAAGCTTGTCCATAGAGAAAGTACGGTCTACCTGTAGAGTTGAGTTGTTGAATCCTTTGTATTCACGCTTACGAGGATCATTCGCATAAGTAACGTAACGGCAACTGATAGCCTGTCTCCCGTACATTTCGTACAGCTTTTGTGACTCGTAAGAACCGTAACCTATATCGCCGACTACCTTTTCTACATTGAACTTACCTACGAGGTCGGCTATGTGGTGAATCAATTGGTCATGGACGTTGAGTGCGTTCTCACTCCTATCAGGCTGCCAGCTTTCTGCGTAGTCAATAACTAACTTGCCGTTCTCACTGTGGCCAATAAAGATAATTGTCTTAGACTTACCGCCTGAGCCATAATCGACTCCCAGGACAGTTCCATCGTGGCTGAACTTCTTGAGAGAGCGAGTCTTATCAGTACAAGCAAGTACATCCTCTAGAGATAGCGGTTGTTCGTCTCCTGAGTAGAACTCTCCTAGAACCTCATTGTTAAACGTCATAGCGTCCATCGTCTGATAGTCACGCCAGATTTGGTTAGCTGAGATCCAAGTCATATTGAGCTGGTTAAATAGGTATCCGCTGTACATTTTGTTTTCCGGACGAGTAGCTTCCCACTCCCCGTTAGCGCGGTCTAGCTCGGCTTCACACTGTAGGCAACCAAAATAGCGTCTCTCCGTTTCTTCTCCCTCGTCTTGAATCATAATATTCTTCATAGACATAACGTCTGTATGTCCGCACTCGCAAGTTACATGCCATTTCTTCTGGTCAGACTGTCCCCACAAGACACGGTCGTAGTAGCTACCCTTCTGTTTAGGTGTACCTGTAAAGTAGCAACGTCCGTTAAGCTCCGTCTTAGGATCCTTGATTTCACTATGCGAGACAGACTTCTCAATAGACTCGATAGCTGTCTGAGTAATATCCTGTACTTCATCGAAGATTACCATGTCTCCGGCGATACCACGAAGGGCATCCCCGTCAGCCCACGCACTCCCGAAGTAATACTGACTGGAGTTAGCCAATCCGATAGCTGTCTTGGCGTCACGCTTAGCCTCAACCATTCCTTCGAGGATGCCGCCTTTACTCTCTCTGATAGCCTTACGGAAACGGTCATTTACGAAACGAGTAGTTTGTTCCTGACGAGGAGCCGTATATGTAATCGTCGTGTGTTTTCTCTGGTAGCCGTGGAAGAGTTGAATACGGACACCTGTCTCGGATTTCTCTACCTGACGTCCTGCTACGATTACTACTCGTGGGTGCGGATCTCTGTAGACTGCGTGTAAGTGGTCTCGGTGGTCGAAGCTGAAGGGTTTACCCTTAACAGTTCCTGTCACCTCGGTAAAACCGATGGGGTCTTTCATTCGTTCTTTAAGTGCTAATAGTTGCTCTTGAGTAGGTTGATTCTGCATGTTACTGCCTCCTTTGATTTTAGGTGTTGACTAATTGATATGACTCAGGTATGATTAACTCATAAAGAAACCTGAGGGGGAATTGAAAATGATTAAAACTTACATAGTTAAATTAGATAAGAATTACAAGCAAGTAGAAGGTGCTCCTACGGAATCGGTTAAAGTTAATAAGGAGATAGACGATAGAGGTAATACTGTATGGTTTACTGAAATGGATACTATGGAAGCTTTCTTTGCTATAAGCGAGGAAGGATTGTACTGTGAGTTATCTCATTTTGATTCACACAGAATAACTATCTATGAAGAGAAGAAGAGAAAGAAAATGAAAGTACTAAAAGGAGGTAAATAAATTGTTTAACTTCTTTAACAAGAAGGAAAAACCTAAGAGAGGTATCAAGTTTAGAATTAACGGAGTAGATTTCATCTGTGTAGGCGCAAACGCTGGCTCTGTAGAGATGGCTATCATTCAGAGGGCAAAATTGGTTTACGCTAAGAATGTACTAGATGGTCGTACTCATGGGATTAATCCTAGATGGGTAGCTGACTATGTAAAGATTGAGTACTATGGAGATGGAACTTGGGAGGTAATCTAATGAGGAGATGGATAGCGGGGCTACTTAGGTGCCGTACTCACAATTATGTCTTAGTGGATAAAAGAACAACTGATTATGGTTACATGAAGGAAAATAGGTATTACTACGAGTGTAAGTCCTGTGGGGATGAAACTTATAATGTTACTACTATGGTGAAAGATATCTAAAATAAAATTTCAATTACCATACTGAGGAGGAAAACTAATGATTGCTTACGTAGAACGCAAGGGAGCCGACTCTAGAGATAATCCTGCTAGTTATTTAAGTCTTCATGAGGACCAACTTTGGAGTATAGGAACAGGTCACTTTCAAAGTACATGGTCTATAGAGGTGGATGACTTAGAAGAATTACTAAAAGAGATTCGGTCTCACGAGAAAGAAGTGTCTTGGGAACAATCAGCTTGGGAGAGAATGGTAAAGATAACTATTGGGTAACCCCTAGAGAGGGTTGCTCTTTTTTTGTCTTGACTATTAAAAGTCTGGTAGGTGAAATTTTCTATAAGCAATATTCTAATTAGTAAATTCTTGGGAGACCGTCTCATTGGTAGGTAGCGAGGTAGATGGACTAGGGAGGTCTGTCTCAAGGGGTTCCGTCTCAGGGGGTGTTAAATTCTCTATAGGAGCTAGCTCGTTAAATTTCTTAAGTAACTCTATAGTTTCTCAAAATGTCTAGTATCGACATGCGCGCACCCCCTACCCCTTAGGAAACATGGGGTACCCCTCGAGCCATGCCTCCTCAGCAGCACCAATGAGCCAGCCAATAGATCTACTCGTTAGCCACCTCTCACAGGCCACACAAGAGTCTCTGCCTCGCAGAAAAGGCAAATGCCTTAGAGAAATACTAATGAGTGTCATGCGTATGTGTATGCTTGCATAGTGTGTACTAATGTGTGGTCATATAGTGTGGCTAGTGAGGCAGGCATATAGTGTATGCTGCATAGGTGTACTGTGAGGTAGCCTGCTTAGTGCGTGCTATATAGCAGGGTCTGTATAGGTGGGTCTATATAAGGGGTGTCTATATAAGGGGTCTGTGTAGGGTGTTTATATGTGCCATCTCATATAGTGCTTTAACTTTCAGAGTTCGTACTTTCGGGAGTGTATCTTTCAGAGAGGGTGTACTTTCAAGTAGTGCATAGAATACTGCATACTTTCACAGTGGATTGCTTTACTTTCGGTGATTGACTGTATGGTTATGCGCTCTCTATACAGTAACGGAATAGTGGTAGTTCATGCAGTTTGCTGACTCATAGGGGTTGAGCCTTAGAGCCACAAGGGATTGAGGGCTATTGAGTGGCGTTCTCCTAGTTTACATAATTAAGGTTATAGGAAGTGACTATCTTGGTTACATCAAATGAGGTGGATCTAAGGAGACTTGGCTAACTCGTATATACCAGTTCTGATAGTGAGAATCTAACAGGTGAGTGTGCCGGGGTGTGGGTAAGCTATCTAGTAAACCCCTAAGACACTCCTTCTCAGCATCTCCTACTCGTTACCTACCAGTGAGCCAAACCCTTTGAGGCAGGGCTTCTCAGGCTTCTCCTTCTCAGCTATCCTACTCGTGTCCTACCAACGAGACAGCCTTCTCAGCTTCTACTAGTGAGACATGCTATCTCAGTTTGAGCTTGTAAGATTTCACTGAAGTATACTGTCGGTTACCCGACGGACAATTCATCAGAGACAAACTAATTGGCCAACTCCTAATTTAGACTATTTAATTCAAGGTCTAATGATTAAGATCAAGTGAAGAATCTATGAGAACGCCAAATAAGTTAACCTAAGAGTAAGCCTACGCCGAGCAATCGGCGAGTTATACTCCTAACAGTTAACCCTCTCTTATTGTATTACGTTTCAAAA